GAAGAAGGTTGAAGAGGCTTCTGAGGAACCCAAGAAGGTTAAGAAGGTAAGCAAGGAAGAAAAGTCTGAGAAGAAGTCAGAAAAGAAGTCTGCTCCTATTGTGAAGCCTGTTAAGAAGGCAACAAAGGTTGAGCAGATTGAAGATGAAGAAGGCTGATTTAAAATATAAACTGAATAAAGGCGCCATTGTATCCTGCATCGGTACAATGGCGCCTTTTATTTTTTCTTCTTGAAAGACATTGTTGTTATGAGATATATTTATCTAAGGAGGAGTCATGAGTAAATTAAAGCAATATCCTAACGATTCTGAGAAGAAACCATTTATGCAATACTCTAGTCCATTCAATCCATTCAACAGTTGGAAATCTGCTTTTCATATTAAAAGAATGATCGCAATTAAAAAATGGATGGCGTACAATAAGAGTGCTTATCCTGATAGTAATATACCAAAAGAATTCATACCGACTCCTGTGTATGTCACAATAGATCCTTCTGATGCATGCAACCACGGATGCCCATGGTGTATCTCTTCTACAATACAAGAAAATGACTCAACTGTCTTAAAGAAAGATATATTGATTTCACTAGCAGAGTTTATTCCTAAGTGGTCAAAGCTGACTACATCCGGGCATACGTGGGTGAATGCTATTGTTCTTGCTGGAGGTGGAGAACCGCTACTCAACAAGCATACTCCAGACTTTATACAGAAAGTTTCTGAATTGAGATATTATAATTCACATATAAGAAATGAAGTATCTTTTGAGCAATTACCTGAAATTGCATTAATTACAAATGGAGAATTACTTACAAAAGATATTGCAAAACTTCTTATTGAGCATGCTTCATGGACCGGCTTTAGTGTTGATGCTGGTAATACAGAAGACCATAAGAAACAGCATGAGCCAAAACACAAGAATAAAAATAGAGATGCTTTTAAAACAATAGTAGATAATATAGAAATGTTGTGTGCTTTAAGAAAAGAAGTAAAGAGATACGTTGAGACCCCATTGAATGTTGGATATAAATTTAATATTCACGCATGGAGTTATACTTCTATGCTTGAGGCTGCCAGGATTGCAAAGAAAATAGGATGTGATCAAATACAATTTAAACCGACATATGTTGATAATCCAGAAGAAGTTTACACTCCAGAAATGATAGAAGAATCTCAGAATAATATAATCAAAGCAAGAGAGTTATATGAAGACAGTACATTTAAAGTCATAGGTATGATTCATAAGGTTGGCCCGGCGTGGCAACCAATGCTTGATTTCAGCCACTGTTCTGCTACGCCATTAGGTCTTATTTTTTCTGCAGATGGTTCACTGTATTTATGCTGTGATAGAAGAGGTGATCCAAAGTTGCAGTTAGGAAGATGGCATGATGGAAAAATAACAAGGAAAGATTTCATTAATGAATTATGGGGTAGTAGAGAACATTATAATTTGATATCAGAAATTAATTTAGACGAATGTCCGAGATGTACGTTTAGGTTTTATAATCAACTCATGGATCAGTCAATAGAAAATGATCCAATGAATTCAAACTTCCTATAAGGGGAACCTATGAGGTTCGGATTAGTAAAATTCTGTATACCTATAGATTTAGAAGTATTAAGTTCAACCTCTAATTCGGGAGTTGATGACAGATATGGTTTGGTGAAGGAATTAATTAGTCGTGGTCATGAAGTTATTATTTTCACACCACTTGTTCGTGGAACAAAAAATAATCCAAGAGAAGAACGATGGCTTCTTGGTGATGAAGAAAATATTCCTAAAACACTACCTTTTCTAAAAAACATTGGTTATGCTCCCGCAGAATTACCTGTAGGAGATTTTAAGGTTGATGTTTTGATTGTTGAGGCGGGCGTAGGCAACACTATGTTTTCAGACCCGTTTGCCAAAACAACCCAAAATGATGGCATAGATGCGTCTGAAACGGGCCTGATTCGTCGCTTTGCGCGGGTGGTTGATGCACACAAGGGGCCGGTAATTTACCTTCACAACGACCCTTCACTGCCTTTCTACTTTAGACAGATGGCTGGAAGAAAATATCCGTGGGGCCATAAGAGGAATGGGTATACGAATCCTGTTAAAGAAAATCGTGGAGAAAAATGGGTAAGGGACAGTGCTTGGGGTACTTTTGATGAAATGTTTCAGGATAAAAAATCTGTTGTTGTAACACGTTGTCTTCCTGAAAATTTCGAATATATGGTAGATGTATTCAACTCTGACCGCTGCGGATATAAAGAATTTCAAAAGCACCTTTCGTTCGAGTATATTCCTCCAGCGTACTCGTATGAATTATGTGAAGGTTATCAGTTTAAGGAAAAAATTAAGTATCCATTATTTTATTCAGGTGGTGATAGAAGAAGAAGGAAGTCATTTAGAAAATTTTATGAGGATATTGGTGTACCTACTTATGTGTCTGGTAAATGGACTGATGAGGCAAAGAGTGGGTTTGAAGGTATTAATTTCTTGGGTTGGGTTGAAACACGTAAGGATTTGTTAGACCATATTAATGATTCTGGTTGTGTTGTTCAGATTCAACCTGGAGATGCATCAAAGATGGGATGGTGGACTGCAAGGACCATGGAGACATCGTCCTGTATGTCTATGTGCTTTATAGATAATCTTATTCATTCTGCAAAGGATTTAGTTTTTGATTCATGGTTTGTTTTAAAGGATAAAGAAGATGCTCAGAAAAAGATTAAGTCATTTTTGTCTTTGAATTTTTCAGAACGAATTAAAATCATAAATACACAAATGGATTTTTGTAAGACTTATTTTACATGGCAAAGATTTGTTGATTCATTTATTGCCATATGTAAGAAGAATATGGTCGATTATGAGGTTGTTAGAAATAAGAAACGCGGTTATGAGTTTTATCTTAATGAAGATTCAAGTCGCAATAAATTAAGTGATTTTGGTCAAAACAATCCGGTATATAATATTGTAACAGAAGATGTAATTGAGGAAGTTCCTAAGAAAGAAATTATCCTTAGTAATTCTTTATGGAAAGATATACCTAAAGAATTATTTGCAGGATTTCAGGAGGTATGATGGAAGACTTTATTAAGAGTGATAGTGAAAATAACAAAGATGAAAAAGATTTTCCTTTTAATTCTCAGTTTAAAGATTTAGCAGTATTTTCTGGAGATAGGCCAAATAAGTTATATGTTTCAGCAATGGATCATATAATGAATAAAGGCATGGTTGTTTCTCCAAGGGGTTTAAAGACTTATGAGATTCAACCTGCTGTCCATGAGATAATTTCTCCACACAAAAAGTTATGCACTATGCCAGGAAGAAGAGCGAATCCGTTCTTTAATATGGCAGAAAATATGTGGATACTTGGTGGTCACGGAAATCACGAATGGGTATGTAGTTTTAATTCAAAATTGAAAGAGTATCAACTTGATGATGATAGTAATGATTTTAATGCACCTTATGGTAGAAGAATTAGATTCTTTAATAGATTTAAAACAAAAGATAAGAAATTTGTTTCATTAACAAAATACACTTCAGTAAATGTCGGTAGTTTACCACAAGTGGATCAGCTTCTTCATTGTTATGAGTCTCTTAAGAAAGATAAAGATTCTCGTCAAGCTGTTGTGAGTTTATGGAATCCATTATTTGATTATTATTTGAATGAAACAAAAGATCGTCCATGTAATACTACCATCTATTTTAAGATAAGAAATAATAAATTAAATATGACAGTTTCTAATAGATCAAATGATTTGCATTTAGGATTGTACGGGGTGAATTTTGTTCAGTTTGGCCATCTTCAGGAATTTATGGCGGCTGCATTAAATGTTGATATTGGACACTATATTCATATGTCTGATAGTTTGCATATTTATGATACATCTGAGGTGACAAAAAGAATATCTGAAAGAAAATATGATTATGATGTTTATGATTATGTTGAGCCAACTGTCTTAAAGCATGAAGATATTGGAGAAGTAGAAGAAAGTGGAAAAAATTTAGGAAGTTATTTGCTTATCGCAGATGAAGTCATGAGTAATAATGAATTAACAAGAGCAGTTAATAATGGAGAAGTGAATATAAGGTATTCTAAGAGTAATTATTCAAGAGCATGCACATATTATCTTTCTGCTTATGATTTTTATAAAGTTAAAGATTATTGGAAATCTATGGATTGTTTAATTAAAATGATAAAAGAGTCATCAGGATTTTATGATTGGGCTATTGCTGGTTTGGAATTTATAAATAGATCAAATGATTTTCAGTTAGTAAACAATCGCCAGGAATTAATTGATAAAGTCCTACATGAAATTAGATTAAATTCAAAATTTAAGAATGAAAAATTTCTAGAAAACACAAGGAGATATATTAATGAGCACTAAGATTGAAACTCATAAGACGCTATGGGAAGATTTACATTCTAAAGGTTATGATGTGTATTCTGGAAATATATTATTCAATGCTCTTTTTAATCCGCATGCTGTGAATAAATTAATGAAGACAGATTCTGTTCTTGATATAGGCTGTGGTAACGGAGATGTTTTTGCTTGGATGAAAAATTACATCAGAGAGTATAATGCTGTTGATATATCTGAAATTGCATGCCAAAGTCTTATAGATAGATTCGTAGATTCGAAACAACTTGGCAGTATTATTCCTGTAAGCGGTGATGGAACATTACCGTTCGAAGATAAAAGATTCGACGTAGTGTTCTCTTCACTTGTATTCCAGCATATTCATATTAATCATGTCATTAAGTATATTAAGGAAGCGTATCGTGTCACTAAGGATAAATCAAGAATACTTATTCATTGTACTCAGTGGAAAGAATCAAATCATGATACTATATTTTTAGATAAAGAAAGCAGTCGTGATTATGTGACAGGTGGTATGTATTCTCATGATCCTGAAACAATGAAGAATGTTTTTGCTGACTGTGGTTTCCATAGTTTTGAGAAACACCAATATACTGAGGATATCCTGAAAAGTATTGGTGCAACATGGTGGTTGTATACAGCACAAAAGGGATGAAATATGAAATATTCTTGGCTTCCTGAAAGACAGATGGTTGATTTACATGCTCATTCAGAATTTTCTATTCTGGATGGAGTAAAGCCTGTTTCTGAGTTTATTAAGGCAGCTAAGGAAAAAGGCAAAGACGCATTCGCATTTACTGAGCATGGAAATATGGCAAGCATGATGGCTTTCTATCTCGAAGCCATTAAGCCAGAATCAAATATAAAGCCTATTTTTGGAATTGAAGCGTATGTTGTAGATGATGCTCTTGCAAAAACAAAAGAAAAAGATAAACAGGTGAATAAATCATCTCACCTTGTTTTGTTAGCCAGGAATGAAGAAGGATTAAAGAACCTACTCAAGATTTCTAATTTTTCATGGAATCAAGGCTTTTATTATAAGCCAAAGGTTGACTTTAAAAGATTAAGGAAATTTCGTAATGGCTTGACTGCTCTGACCGCATGTATGGGCGGAGTGGTTTCTAATGCCATCAGAGGTGGTGGCGGAGAACTAGATAAGGCATTACAAAGAATCACTCAATTAAAATCTATATTTAGAAATAATTTATATCTTGAAATACAACTTATGGAAGAAGTATATTCTAGTGATTTAAAAAGAGTTATTAGAAAAATTAATCTAATTAAAGAAGAATCTATTAGGAATGAAAAATTAGAATATCTTGAGCAGAATAAAGGAACATATGTAGATTTATTAGATAGGCATGTTTCTTTGAAAGAAATACAGCCTGATTATTATGAGAAGATGTATAAGTTGCTTGGGGATAGTTGGGTTGACCAAGCAACAGTGAATAAGCATATGATTAAATTGTCTAAAATGACAAACACTAAGATAATTCTAACTGGAGACTGTCACTATCCTTATAAGGGTGACCATGTTCTTCAGGATTTAATTATTCGTGTTGGTTTTACTGATTGGAAAAAAGCAAGGTCTGGTGGTGATGAAAAATCACAATCAAGTGGCAGAGGTTATTACTCTCAGGAATTATATATTAAATCTAATGATGACTTTGAAAGGTCTAGAAGAAAATACCATCCATATCTTCCTAAATCTAAATTGGTTGAAGCTATTAAATCAACACACAAAGCTGCTGATAAATGTAATGTTACAATTCCTATCGGACAACACCAATTACCTTCATTTGATTTAAATTCTCATCCGCTTTACGAAGATGGTCTTACAAAAGAAAAACTATTTAGAAAAATAGCATGGAAGGGGTTCTTTAAAAATGTCAAACCAACCATTCCAAAAAATAAGCTCGGCGAGTATAAAGACAGACTTAAATTTGAGCTTAAAACAATCGAAGCGGCTAACTTTATCGACTATTTCCTCATCATTGAAGATATTGTCAGATGGTCTAGAGGCAGCAATATTCATTGTGTTGCACGTGGCTCTGTTGCAGGTTCTTTGGTCGCTTATTCCATTGATATTACTAATATCGATCCCATCCAATACAAGTTACTATTTGAAAGATTCCTTAATCCGACACGTGTGTCTGGAGAAAGAGCTAAATCAGCAGACGCTCTTCCAGACGTTGATTTAGATTTCGAAAGGCATGGAAGAACAACTGTTAAGAAATACATAGTTGAAAAATACGGCAAAGATAGAGTTCTTACTATTGGTAGCTATGGAACAATGGGTGTGAAATTATTGGTAAAAGATTTTGCTAGAGTTCTTGATTATAAAATTGGAGACAACCAGTATGATTATGTATTTATCAATAAGATTACTGGCAGCTTAGATATTAATACTAAGACAATTGAAGAAGCATGTGATTTCAGTCCTGACTTTAAGAATTTTTATGAAGAGAATCAGGGTTGGTTTGAGACATATGTAAGGCCAATGATTGGTGAAATTAAGAGTATGTCTCGGCATGCTGCTGGTGTGTTGATTACTCCAACTCCATTTACTGAATGGGTTCCTATTAGAACTCAGGTTCTTGAAGATGAAGAAGAAAATACAAAGGTTGTTATTTCACAGTGGGAAGATGTTTATTGTGAAAGAAGAGGGTTGCTTAAATTAGATATTCTTGGTGTGAAACAGTTGGATGCTTTTCATAAATGTATTAGTCTTATTAAGAAACGACATGATATAGATTTAGATTTGAAGAATATAGAAGTAGATGATAAAGATGTGTATAAGAGATTTCATGCTGGTGATAACTTTGGGGTATTTCAATTCAACAGTAATCTCCAAAGTGATTTTATGAGAAAAATGAAGCCTTCTTCCATTGAAGACTTGTGCGCGAGCAATGCTTTATTGCGTCCTGGTCCTATGAAAGAAGGGGCACACGAAAAGTTTATTGATTTGAAGCATGGTATTGAAAAGCCTGAATACCATCACGAATGTATTATTCCTTATCTTGAATCAACATATGGTTTGTGTATAGATGGTGAATCAAAAATATCTACATTGTATGGAAAACAAGAAATTCGTAATTTAAAAAGTAATGATATTATTTTTAATGGATTAGGAAAATTAGTTAAGGCTAGAAGAGTCTGGAAAACTGGCGAAAAGCATATTGTAAAGTTGATTACTAATGGTAAATGTGGAACTTCTTTAACTGAAGATCATAAAATTCTCACAACAGAAGGTTTTGTTAAATCTTCACAAGCTGCTCACGTTTTTAGGCTTAGATTTAAAAATAAGTATCAGCGTGAGAAATCTATTTTAGAAAATAATAAATTATGGCTTCTTGGTTTATTTATAGCCGATGGTTGTTCGAATAAAAGCACATCATGGTATTGCTCTGGGTCTTTAAAGAATAACAGAAATGCAGAAATTATTAAAAAAATACTTGAAGAAGATTTTCATGGTGATGCGAATATTTTTAATCATAAGACCGCAAAATATGTTGGTTTTTCTAGAGTAGATGGTGAATACAAAAATGAATTTTATGGATTTTTAAGAGAGTGCGATGTTCATCATAAGACAAAGAATGAAAAAAATCTACCAGAAAAAGGAAAATATAATATTTATAGAATGAGTGATGAAGAGTTATGTAGATTAGTTGCTGGTATGTGGGACGGAGACGGACATATAGGAAGAACTGCTTTTTATACAACAGTAAATCAATTTGTTTTAAGTCAATTGAGAAATATATTAGACATTCTTAAGATAACATTTTACTCTCATGATAATTCATGTAGAATATATATAGTTGATAATGAAAGATTTAATGATATGATCGTTCCTTTTCTTAAATTTAAAAACTCTAAAAAATTAGATTTAACTCCGTTTTATGGTTTACTCGTACATAATGGTATTGTAGATAAATTAGTCAGGGATAGAAGAGAAAATGGTCAAAGTTTAATTGCGTATTGTAAGAAAAATAAAATACCTACTTCTTTATTTAAATCAAAAAATAAGAACAAAATAAGAAATATCGTTAAACATTTTCCAGAATTAAGAGAGAAATATATTAATATTCTTCGTGGTGATTATTGTATTCATAATATAGTTGATAGAAAAAATCTTGGAATAAAAGATGTTTATGATATTGAAGTAGATTCTGATGATCATTCTTTTATATCAGATAATATGATTGTTCATAATTGTATTTACCAAGAACAAACCATGCAGATGGCAAATGTTCTTGGAGGACTAAGTTTGGCAGAAGCAGATATGATGCGTTCTGCAATTAAGAAAAAAGATGAAAAACTTATGACTCCATTTAAAGATAAGTTTGTTTCTGGATGCAAAGAGAAAGGCTTAACCACAAAACACAGTGAGCAGGTGTGGGAAGAAATTATTGCATTTTCTGGTTACGGATTTAATAAGTGCTTGAGTGGAAGTACACTTGTTCACCGTGCCGGAGCTAACCAGTATCAAAAAGATCCAAGGATTTCTATTAGAGAATTGTTTATTGCACAAAATTCAAATACTGATTGGGGTAATAAGATTCGTAGAGGAAAATTGAAAATTTTGCAAATGTGTGATGATGGAAAAGTACGTCCTGGTTTTATGAAAAAAGTTCATTATAATGGACGTAAGATGGTATATTTAATTAAGACCGCTAATGGAAAAGAAATTAAAGCAACAATAAATCACAGGCTGTTGACTGATAAAGGATACAGAAGAATACATCAATTAAGAAAAGGCGATAATCTTGTTGTAATGTCTGAAGTTTCTGGATACATTAAGAAAGGTCATCAATCTGATAGAGCAAAAGGAAAAACTTACAACAATATGGGTTTTCCTGGACGAAACAAAAATCCTTCATGGATTGATGGTAGATCAGTTTTATTCTATAAAGCGTGCGAGAAAGTTCTTATTAGATCTAAATCTAAATGCGAACATTGTGGTGTAGAAAAGAAAAAAGGAGATAGATTTGAGTTTGCACATATTAAAACTCTTGAAGAGTGTGGTGGAGATTTTAAGTTAAGACATTCTGCTGATAATATTTTATATCTATGTAACTCTGATCATAAAAAATTCGATTACTTGAAGGGCGAAAGAATTAAAAGATGGAATAAAGGCAGAGATACCCATCTTGATAGTATTAAATCTATTACTAAATTAGGATTTGAAGATACATACGATATAGAAATGTGTGGCCAAGAGCATAACTTTGTTGCGAATGATATTATAAGTCATAATTCCCACGCTGCTACCTATGCTCTACAGGGATATTATTGTCAGTGGCTAAAGACTTACTTTCCAGAAGAGTTTTATGCATCCACATTACAGTTTGCTTCTGATGATTTGAAGAAGAATGAAAATATTTATACACATCGCCAGCATGCTCTAGAGGAAGGAATTAAATTTGTTTCTCCTACCATAGGTGGAGCAGTTCTTGATTTTGATGTTACTAAGAAAGGTTCTATATGTTGGCCTATCACTGCGATTAAGGGCATTGGAGATAAAGCAGGGATAGCATTAAACAATGTTGGAAAAGTTAAGACGTTTGAGGAATTTTTTGAAAAACTAGATAAGAGGCCTGCAAATAAGAGAGTTATTATTAAATTGATTCAAGCAGATGTTTTTAGAAAGTTTGGCAAACAGGAAGAGATTCTTAAGAAGTATTTTGCTTTAAGAAAAGATAATGTTCCTGACGAACTAGAAGGTTTGAGTGAATTTAAGTGGAAACAACTTAAAGATTCAACTCTTGGTTATATTTCTGATTCATATAAAGATATTCTTAAAGATAATTTCACAAACAATGTTATGAGTTACGAGCAATACAAAGCAGCGCCCATGCGCTCTCGAGTATGTGTCGGAGGCATTGTGACGAGTTTTAGAGAGCATAAGGCACGTAATGGCAAGATGGCTTTTTTGAAGGTCGAGGATCGCTTCGAGGCCCATGACCTCGTTGTGTTTGCTTCAGTCTATCAGGGCATAAAAGATAAGCCTCAAACTGGAACTGTTGTTGAGATCAGAGGGGTTAAGGGTATCTCTAATAGAGGCGAAGAACAAATTGTATTGGGTGATCCATCCAGGGATAAGATATTTGTTTTAGGATAATTATGGATGAAATAGATAAACTAATTCAAGATATTAAAACACATGACTCATCAGTAAGAGATAGATTTTATATACCTGTTCTTCCATTTGGATCTAAGATTCTTGCAGATGACTATAAGAGTTATAAAAGAAAAAGTAAGTGCTTTAGGATAAAAGCATTTATTGGAATAGAAAAAGACAGATTTATTTTTGAGGATGTATTGGTTTATCCATTATTTATGGGTAGAGAGCAGAAGAAAAAATTTAAGGATTCTCTAAAGCATTATAAACTCTTAAGTGTTTTTATACCGAAGAATAGGCCGACATACGGAACCAGTTTCTTATTAGATGTTTTGGCTCCTCCAGGTAAAAAAAGATATGAAGGTAGATATTCTAAATACTGGTACGGACCTAAAACTCAAAGATATGATTATAAGATAAACTTTTTCTTAAAACTTATGAATAGAACTAAAGTCGCTGTGAATGGTTATTCAAAGATTCTCATATATGATGGAAGTATTTTTAGGTATTGTAGCGTGAATGATCTTGAGAATACCTTTAAGGTTCCATGGTATGATGAGGTTAATGAAGTATTTAGTCTTCATGAAATAGACTGCGTAGAATCCATCCCTAAACACATTAAGTATTCTTCTGTACTTCCAGTTAATCAAGAAATTTATCTGGAAGAGAAAAACTCTATAAGGAGAATTTCTTGTTATGGTTGTGTTGTTGATGGATTTGTTTTGAAGTTAACAGGGGATAAATGTCAAAAAATATTTAATACTTCAGATGTCTTAAGAAATAAGTTGCGAAGAAAATCACAACTTATAAAGACTTCACACAGAAAAGAATTAAGAGGAGATTATGGATTCTGAATGGATTGATGTAACGGCTGTGTCTCCAAAGATAGATAGAATTATTACATTGAAAATTGAAAGTACTGAAGTATTTAAATTAGTGGCAATTCCTGGTGAATTTGTATTCGAGAATGATGAATAGTTGTTATAAGTGAATAAAAACCGACCCGGTTAGCGTTTTTTCCTTGCTACAGTATAAACAAGTGAGGTAAGTATGAATACAGGCAATACTCAAGTTAATTTTGATGATGAAGATCTTGAAGATATTACTGCTCCACTTACAGAAGCAAAACATTTAGAATTACTGAATAATAATATAGAAATATTACGTAGGAAGAAAAAAGAATTAAATGGTATGTACTCTAGAGAATTAGAAATGCACACTCTAGGTACTTTATTTGCGATTTGTAAAATTCTGCATGCTCGTAAATCTAATACTTATCGTGATTCATGGAAAAAACGCGGTTGGGTTCTTAGTATTTTTTCAAACGTCGCTAGAAAATTTGATAGGCTTGAAAAAATATTTATGAATACTGAACTGATTGTTAGATTTATTGATCATCCTGATCCAAATGACGATGAAGAGCAAGCAGTTGATACATTTGTAGATGGCGGCGTTTATCATTTTCTTGCCGTTACGGAATTTATTTTAACAAAGCCTGAAATATTTGATGCGTGGATGAAGAGAAATAAACTCAAACCATAAACAAACTTAGGATATAAAACCATGGCAAAGAAGTCTGAGAAGTCCGAGAAGGCAGTTGAGAAGAAGTCCAAGGGCAAGAAGTATTTACTGCAAGACATTATTGAAGAGCGCAGCGATGTCAAGACCGTGCGCGGGTTCTTTGATGATGTTGAGAAGATGCTTTATGACAACAAGCTAACCCCTGGCGACAAGGTCTCCACCCCCATGGGTACTCTGATTGTTGTCCAGCGGAAGCCACGCAATGCGCGCAATCCGCACAGTGGCGAATCCATTAAGGTGCCTTCACGTTTGGCAGTTAGATTTAAGCTGGCCAATTCTTATCGTGTTTGGGGTAAGAAGAAGGCCGAAAAGAAGAAGAAGTGAGTTCTGAAAAAAGTGAATATGTGAAGACGAAGAAGAAGGGGTCTGTGCGTAGGGCCCCTTCTTCTTTGTATTCACCTTCTGTATTGAAGTTTATGCAGATTGAAGATAATTTAAATGATGAACAAATTTCCTTTAATGTTTTAGATTTAATACTTAGTAATGGAGATTTAGATTCTGAAATAGATAAAATATCTTCAGGTTATGCCATATGCTCTATACTTGCTGCATACGCTTCTGAAAGAGCTGATGTTACAAGAACAAAGAGAAGGCAGTTGTTTGGTGTACTTGAGAATAAAGCAAGAGGCGGAGAAATACAGGGTAAGTTGACTGACATAAGAGTGAGGGCTTTTATTGAGTCTCATGATTCTTATGTTACTGTATCTAAAAGGTTAGCTAGGGAAGAAAGGCAGGCATTAATCCTTGAGCAAGTTACGAATGCCTTAGATATTAAGTCACGCATGTTACAGACTAAATCAGCAAATATACGTGCTATGATGCATAACAGTGGCGATGTTATGAGGCCGAATGATTCTTCATTTTCAAATTCTGGAAAAAAGAGTTTAAGTAAAGATCTTAATAATAAAAGGAGAGTTGTTGAAGACAAGCCTCGTAATCTGAAGAAAATTTTGAAAAAGAAAAAAGAAGCTCAGAATGAATACTCTGACAATGTTGAAATAGAAAATGAACTTGCTTACGACAAAACCAGAGATTAAAGGAGAAAGTCTTGATCAAAAATAAGAAGAAATTAAAGGTTAAAGTTAAATCAGGTGATGAAGAGACTAAGAAAAAGTCTTCTGTTAAATTAGGCTCCTCAAATGTGAAGGCAATTAAGAAAAAAATTAAGGATGATGACGAGAGACGTAAGAATCGTGGTGGCTCAAAATATTTTAAAGTCCCGCAGGGAAAATCATACCTTTGGATTTTGCCGCCTGTTTCAGAAAGTATGAATGGTCTTCCATTTGTTGATAGATTTATGCATAACAACCTTGGGCCTGAAGGTAAGGGTTTCGGCTCATGCATGCGTACATCTGCTAATCCAGAAACACGTAAGGACTGTATTGCGTGTGCGCGCGTGAATGATTTATGGAATAAGGCTAGAGCTTTTAAAGCTGAAGGAAAAGCGGGTCTTCAGAAGAAGTATGAAACAGAAGCAAAAGCCCAAGGTATGAGGGTGAAACAAGTTGTTCAGGTTCTTGATGTTGCAGGAATTTATGATAAGTCTGGTAAGGTTGTTGATGAATTTCCTGAGTGCTTTGGTGAGAACCATGGCACAGAAGATGAGAAGCATACAAAGTGTCGTAAGTGCCCATTCCTATCTTCATGCCAGAAAGGCGTGCAGCCATGGGATATTCAATACGGACCATATAAGTCTCTTATTGATAAATTGTCTGATGATGAAATTGATGTAACCAATCCTGAAGAATGTATTCCTATGAAGATCAAGAGGACAGGAGAAGGTAAACAGGATACTGAATATATGACTGAATGGGCAGCACCTATTAAGATTCCTGAGCATGTGATTGCTGTTGTTGAAAAACAAGCACAGGATTTGTCTAAATTGGTTGTTCCTTCTACAGAAGAGCAGATGCGCCAAATGCTTGGAGAAGGAAGTGTTTCTCCAGCCAGCGGTGATTCTGAAGGCAAGAAGAAATTTAAGAAGAAAGATTCAGCTCCTGTTACAAAGCCAAAAGTTTCTAAGGAGCAACTTGAGGATATGAAGAAAAGATTGAAGTCTCAATCTAAATCTAAGAAGGCTAAATGAAGAAAAAGAAAGCTAAAGTTAGAGAGGCTTTACAATTAAAGTCTGATCCTGATGAAATAAGGCAACAAGTTATAACCAATATGATTGATATTATTTCTGATTTCACTATTAAAAATCATATGAAGATACCTATTTGGAGAATGAATGACCCTAATGTTCCTACTAGAATTAAGAGAGTAATAAGATCAGGTCTTCCTAATTTTGATTTGATAAGTGCAAGAACACCAATGGGTAATTGTGGATTACCTATTGGGCGTCAAGTTGAATTTTCTGGACCTGAATCATCTGGAAAAACAAGTATAGTATGTCAGATTGCCGGTAGTGCTCAACGTAGAATGGGATGGAATGTTGTTTGGTTGGAACATGAAAATAAGTTAGATCCTTTTCGTGCTTCAACACTTGGCTTATTAGGAGACAACACTCTATTTTTACAGCCTGATTGTCTTGAAGATACTATAGAGATTATTGATAAAGTTATGGATGGTATGCCTGAGAGAAATGAATTACCTGATAATATGAAAGCATTCGGAACTATTATTGCTGTAGATTCTGTTGCTGCTATGCCAAGCCGCACAGAATTAGAAGGTGATATGAATGATAATAATATTGGTGTATTTCAGAGAAAAATGTCTCAGGCTCAAAGAAGAATTACAAATAGGCTCTCTAAGAGAAATGTAACTATTTTATGGATTAATCAGAATAGAGCTAAGTTGGGATTTGGTTCTAGGGCAGGTGGTGTAACCACATATGGTGGAAATGCATTGAAGTATTATTGTGCTCAGAGATGGAAGATGTGGGCACAAAAGAAAGATGATAAATCTATAGTTATTCATATAGATAATATTAAAAATCAATGTGGTGTACGTCCATTCTTGAAAACCCAAGTTGTTCTTAATTTTGATGAAGGTTTTGATTATGTTGATTCTTGGGCTGATTGTATGGAAGGCTTAGGAATTGCAACAAGACTTAAGAACTCTTTGGTGTTTTCTGATGTTGGTAAATTTGCAGAAGAGAAGATGACACTTAGGAATCTAAAAACTCGGTTTGAGGAAGATCCTTCAGTGTTTTATGAGTATGAGAAAATCACTAAGGATTATATGAAGAATTTTAATGTTTCAAGATTTTTAAAAGATGGTGGTAAAAAAGATGAAGGCGACTCAAAGGAAGAATAATCAATTGATTAGTGATATTATTGGCAAAACTGATTATGAAAAAGGCGACCAGTGCATTGTCACTGTAGCTGATGTTCATATGATGAATCACTGGACCTATGGGAAATATAATGGTTCAGGTGTTAATTCTGATCTAGAGAGAAAATACTTCATACTCAAAGAGGCCTCCGATATTGCTAATTCAATCGGAGCGCCTCTTGTTTTATGTGGTGATTTGATAGATCAAAGAGTTGTTGATGCAGTCACGCTTCACTATGTTAGCGACTGGCTTTCTTATCTGTATCATCCTGTCCGTAAAAACGGATCTATTATTATAGGTGGCAATCATGAGTATGATGATGCCGCTGCAAACTTCTCAACACTAAAGCATTATGAATTCTTTGTTCCAAAAGAAAACAATCATCACATCATAACATTCCCGTCTGTTATTTCCATAGGCAAGGTTGACTATTATTGTGTTCCAGCTAATAAGATCATTATTAATTATATAGAAAATATGCTTAAAGATTCTATGACCCATAAAAGGCCCAAGGACCGATTCAGAGTTATGCTTTTGCATGGGGGTATACAAGGTGCCGATATGGGCAGTATGAAGTGTCCTGACGGCATTCCGAGCGCTCTGATTAAGAAATGCTCTGAGGCGTTTGACTGGGTTGTGTGTGGTGACTTTCATAGATTTCAGTATGTCAATGAATTGAAGAATGTGTATTATTGCGGAAGTGTAAATCAAATGAATTTTGGTGATGCAAATCAAAAAAGAGGTTATCAGATTCTTAATTTGACAAAAAATACTGTGAATTTTGTGAAATCTAAATCACCAACCTTTAAGATTATAGAATGTATTCCTGGTCAGTATATGCATCCATGGATTCTAAATACTAAAAAACATGCAGAAAAAATAAAAAACAGAATTATAACGATAAAAGTTAGTGGTACAATTGAAGCAATAAATGGTTTTAATTTTGATGGTTATAGAAAGAGCCTAATAGAAGCTGGAGCTCACGAGGTTTTTAGGGATGATAATTTGTTTAAAGAAAAAAAGAATACAGAAGTTATAAATAAAGATTTGTCTGTTTTTGAGATGATAGAAAAGTATGTGAAGAATAAAGATTATAATCAGATATCGTATGTTAGAAATCATCATGTCAATATTCTAAAGAAATATATAAAAGAAACGAGATGAGTATGACTATGGGCCCTGTTGCATTTATAGATAAAGTTTGCCGAGATACAACATCGAATCTTAAAAACTTTGTTGTTCTTGGTAAGATAAACTCATCTGTTGTTTCTTCATGGAATAATTTGTCATTCCAAGAAAAGAGAATTAGATCTTTATTTATATACATGCGGGCTGCAAAGACATTTGATATTAATTTGGTTACCAAAGATATTATTATCAATAAAATAACAATATCCAAAAACAGATATGCTTATATTTTGAGTTGTGATGTGATACCGCACAAAGGATTTATATTTTATTTGAATGAGAATGAATCTTATTTTGTGGATGAGAACTCAAAGAAAATTCCATTACCGCATAAGCCAGTGATTAATGACTATATCATGTATATAAAAGAACAACAAAAGGAGGCAGTAAATGTCTAATTTGGTTTCTAAAGATTTTCTTAAGATAGAAAAATATCAAACATATTTTGGGATTATGAATGATCAGATGATGATGTTTCTTGATGATTCACTTCCTAAAGACAGTAAATTAATTTCTCCTTATTTTTGTGAATCTATTAGAGAAAAAAATGGAGAAAAGATCGCATCATATGGACAATCTAGTTTTGGTTATGACATTAGGGCAGCAGACGAATTTAAGATTTATTCCAATGTAAATGCTGTTATCAATGATCCTAAAAATATTACTGAAGATAATTTTATTAATGTCAAAGGAAAGGGACATGTTATTATCCCTCCTAATGCTTATGTTCTTACAAGGTCTATGGAGAAATTTAATTTACCTCGTGATATTACTGGAGTTGCATGGGGTAAGAGTACACTTGCTAGAGCTGGATTGATTGTTAACGTCACTCCGCTCGAAGCAGGATGGGAAGGTTACCTTACTATAGAAATTAGTAATGCGACGCCTATGCCTGCGAAGCTGTACGCAGAAGAAGGTGTTGCGCAGATTGTATTTTTTAAGGGCGAAGAATGTAAGGTTTCTTATTTAGATAGAAAAGGAAAATATCAAGGCCAAGGTGCTGAAATTGTCTTGCCAAAACGCTAACTCAGGAAAATCTAATTTATTATTGGTTGGATGTTTTGATATGAAATCAGGAGAAGAACCAAGAATGCATGTTGGACATATGTCATTAATACATGCAGCTAAAAAATTAGGAAATGTTATTGTCTTACTTAATGATGATGAATCTATGAGAAAATTGAAAGGAGAAAATCGTCCTTTTTATGATGCTTTTACTAGATTAAAATACATTACACAAGTGATTGAAGTCGAGTGTGATGTATTTAATGGAACTGAAGAAGATGTAATTAGGGCTATAAAGATTCACGATATTGATTTTATTGTTAAGGGATTAGATACTGTATTAGACAAAAAATACGATCACATTCAAGGTTCAAAACATGTTAGGGGTATTATTTATATAGATCACGGAAACCTAGATATCCATGTATCTGATCAAGGGATGATTGATAAATGATAAAACATGATTTATCTAAATTGGCTTTGTATCAAGCAAGCCAGGGTGGTATCTCTTCTATTCCATATGTTTATAAGGAAAAAAATTGGGGTAATGAGATTTGGATTGCAAACAATGATAAATATTGTATGAAAATAATAGATGTTATTCCAAAGAGAAGATGCAGCATTCATTATCATAGAATCAAAGATGAAACTTTTCACATAATGTCTGGAATACTAAAATTAGAACTTTGGAATTCTATTTCAACACCATCAACTGCCGGTATTGAAGAAGTAAAAGAAAAACAAAACAAACCAGACCAATTGATTGTACTTTGGCCAGGAACATCATTTAGGATACCTCCCTACACGCCTCATAGGTTCGAGGCTATTCCTAATGATTTCGTAGGTAAGAAAAATTCAGAAAAATGTCAATTTGTTGAGGTTTCTACTCAGCATTTTGAAGAAGACTCTTACCGCATCGTTCCTGCTCCAGATTACAAATAGAGAGACATATGACAGAAATTAATTATGACCAAGTTTCTGAAAAAGTTTCTGAAGAGAAGTATTATTTAAAGAATGAAATAAATGATTTTAAGAAAATGGCAAAAAGAATAGGTACTTTTATAGGAGCAGCAGAAAAAAATCCTTTTCTTATGAAGCTATGGTCAGAAAAATTTGTTCAATTAATATCTGAAAAAAGATTTATTCCTGGTGGCAGAATTTTGGCAAATGCAGGAACTTATTTTGAGGATCTTAGTTTTGATCAAAGACTATTTTTAAAAGAGATGATTGATAATTATGATAAATCAGAATTAAGATGCGGTCAGATGCTGAATTGTTATGTTATTCCTATTGAAGATAGTAAGCATGGTCCCGCTAGTATTTATCAGTCTCTAGAGGATGCAGCAGATATTACAGCTATGGAAGGCGGGGTAGGAGAGAATTTTTCAAATTTGCGCCCTGAAGGCTTTATGATTCGCGGTAATCCAAAATACCGTGCTAGCGGGCCTGTTAGCTTTTTGAAGCTGTATAACGCGAGTTCTGTGGAGCTGAAGCAGGGTGGCGGGCGGCGTGGCGCCAATATGGCAGTATTGAATGTAGATCATCCTGATATTATGAAATTTATAAATTGTAAAAGAGTTGAAGGAACAATTGAGAATTTTAATATCAGTGTTGGTATTACAGATGATTTTATGGAAGCTGTTGTAGATGATAAAGATTTCAATTTAATGTGGGATGGAAAAATTATCCAAACAGTAAAAGCAAGAACTATATTTAATGAAATTTGTTCAGGAATTTATAATGACGGTGGTGGTGGAGAGCCAGGATTTTTATTTCTAGATACAGCAATGAAGACATGGCCATTCCCACATGAAAAACCGCAAACGACAAACCCTTGCGGTGAGCAATTTCTTGGTTATTATGAGGCCTGTGATTTAGGGGCAATGAATTTATTCTGGTATGTTACTGAAGATGGATATTTTGATGATGATAAATTTAAGGAAGATATTAAGACTGCCATAAGATTTCTTGATAATGTTTTGGATTTAAATAATTATCCTCTTAAATATAGAGATGATATTTGTGAGAAAATTTCAATGAATCACAGAAGAATTGGTTTAGGAATTATGGGACTAGCAGACACACTTGTAGCTCTTGGTTTAGGATACGGAAGTGAAGAAGCGAATATTTTTATTGAAGATAAAATGAGATTATTTGATCAAGTGGCGCATGATGCAAGTGTTGAATTAGGAAAAGAAAAAGGCTTGTTTTTATCTCATGATGAAGCATTGCCTAAATTTTCAAATAGAAGAAACTGCTGTGTAACAACCATTGCTCCAACTGGAACAACATCTATGATTGCAGATGTTTGGGGTGGCTGCGAACCGTGGTTTGGAATTGTAACCAAAAAGAAAACAACAGATGGATCTAATAATGTTTACTATATGGTTCCAAAGGCATTCAGGCTGTTGTGTAAGAAGCATGGATTTGATTTAACAGATAGTGTTCTAGAAAAAATTTATGAAAATAAAGGTTCAGTACAGGGTCTAGATTTTATCCCAAAAGAGATTAGAGAATCAGCAATTACAGCTATGGATATAACCTGGAGAGAACACGTCTCTATCCAGTGTACACTTCAAAAATACATTGAGAATTCAATTTCTAAAACAATTAATCTTCCTAGAAAATCTTCTATTGAAGATGTGAAAGAAGCTATATTTGCTTTATGGCGGGGTGGCGCAAAGGGTGGAACAATTTATAGAGACGGAACAAGAAATTTGCAGATTATGAATGTTGGTGGTTCTGAGAATAAGTCTCAAGTTGAAAAACAGGATAAGTTGCCTGTTCGCCCTGATGTTCTCAGCGGTAAGACACATAAGGTTGTGACAAACTTAACTCATAAGCCTGAAAATATATATATCACAATTAATGAAAATGATAATGGTCACCCTGTTGAATTGTTTGTTCATAATACAGATGATAATAATATTACTACTTTCATAGAATTCTTAATTCATAATCAAGTTAAGCCTGATATAGCTCAGATGATTGCAGGTAAAATTTCTCAAATGTCTAAAGAGAACATCAGCGTTACAACACGTTTGGTTTCTTTGTGTCTAAGACATGATTTGCCAATAGAGAGTATCATTAAGCAGTTGAGAAGAATCAATCAGCACGACTTATATAATCTTCATAAAAAGATTTCTAAGTTGCTCGCCGGTTATATTTCGAACAACAACACTGTTATTGACTCATGCAATAATATTGTAGATGGAAAAATTTGTGGCGGAAGACTTATGTTCCAGGAAAGCTGTTTAATCTGCGATACTTGTTTTGTTTCTAAGTGTGATTAAATAAAGGTGATTCTATAGAAAAAAAAGTGAATACTTTTGGCGTAGCCTATGCTAAAGTTAGTTACCTTTAGTGGTTGAGGACGCCATGGCCAAAAAAATTGAAGAAGCCTCTCTTGAATCTCTTATAAAGCCAAAGAAAAAAGAGATTCATATTGAGCCTCCTGACATGCGTCCGTTCAGCGTGAGTTTAAAAGACTCCGATGTTCGACGCATCAGGAGGCTTTTGTTTATGGGGATTATTCTGAATCTTAAAAAGAAAAGGGAAAAAGATTTTAAGGTTTGGGTTCTTGGTTTCCAAAAAATATTTACAAAGGCGCGCACTCCCGCGAGCGCCTACAGGAAGATGTTTAAAAGATTAAGAGAGGAGGGTATTTATATTAGATGAATAAAAAGAAGATACTTGTTTATGGTGATCCAATCGCAGATGTGTTCCATAGCGGCACCACTAAGCGTACTTCACCAGAAGCTCCTATTCCAGTTTTTGATTGTATAGCAACTGCTATTAATCCTGGTGGAGCAGCGAATACAGCAATGAATCTATTAGGTTGTGGTTTTGATGTTTCATTCTTACTTTCATTTAATCCAGGCAATGATCATTTCACTAAAACTATTTTGGAATTTATGGAGCAGTGTGGCATATATTTGATTTACCCCTCTAGTGAAAATTCTTTAGGTGTTCCTGAGATTGATTTTATTCAGAAACACAGATTTCTTGATAATAAGAATCATCATGTTGGTTTAAGATTTGATAAAGAAATGTCTAGTTTAAATAGATCAAAGATAGAATCATTAGACGAAAATATTTATTCATCTAGGTTTTGGAATTCTGTATATGATTATGATGCTATAGTTTTTTCTGATTATGATAAAGGATGTATGAATAAAAAAGTAATTAGACATATAATATATCTATCTAGAAGATCTATTATGTTTTTAGATAGTAAGTCTAAACATTTAGATATTTATGATGGAGTTCATTTTTTTAAGCCTAATGATAGTGAATTTAAATATTATCAGTCTAATATTGATTGTTTGTTCCCTGTAATTTTGAGAACCAAATCAGAAGATGGCTGTGAATTAAGTTATTTAAAGAAAAATTCTTCAGCTTATTTAAACCATGTTGTTTTTGAAGATCACTATATGACTCTTACTGGAAGTTCTTTACCTGAAAGTTATATTAATGGTGATGTTATTGATTCGACTGGAGCAGGTGATACAGTGATGGCTGCATTGGTTTATTACATTATGAATAACGAATATAAGAAGAAACATAATCTTATTGATTTTGTGAATTGTCTTGCCTATGAATCATGTAGGCACTCAGGAACATATGTTGTGAAAAATAAAGACATACAAAATGCTTTAATTAAATCTAAGAATATTCATAAAAAGAGAAATCATCCTGAAAAGGAAAAAATATTTGCCCAAATCATCGAAACCCTCTTTGACGATTAATAGTATTGAGAGGCCCAGAATCAGGGCTGATTGTAAAGATGTGCCTCGCCCCTGCCCTTTTGTTAGCTGTAGGCACAACACGTTCCTGAACGTGAATGAGAAGGGTAAGTTAAAAATCATACAAGATGTCGAAGATGTTACTGCAATGAATAAAGATAATTGTTCACTTGATATAGTGGACAAGTATGGCGCCCTGACTCTTGAGGAGATTGGTAAATTTATGAATGTTACGAGAGAAAGAGTTAGGCAAATTGCAGATGTTGCTTGTAGAAAGATGAGACCGTAATGTTCTTTTTGAGAAGTATAGAATTAATCAATTTTGTGACACATAAGAAATCTTTTATAGACTTTTCTAAAGGTGGATCATATTACATTTTTTCAAAATTTAATGGATCAGGAAAGTCTCTTATTTTTGATGCGATAAGTTGGGGTCTGTTTGGTAAAACAATTCGCGGTGGTCATGCAGATAAAATAATTGGTAAGTTTGAAAACAGAACTCTTGTGACTCAGATATGGTATTCAGATTCTGACGATAAATACTATAGAATATGCAGATACAGAAATGATCCTGATTTTAAAAATAGAGTCATACTAGATGAATCTATAGATAATAAAAAATGGACAACACTTGAAAAAGAAACAAAAACAGATACAGACATATACATACAGAGGTTATTTAAGATAGACTATGATCTATTTATTTCATCTGTTGTCCTTCGAAAGCCCAAACACTTTCCCAGTTTTTGTGAAGCTAAGGACTCTCAAAGAAAAGATGTCCTTACTGGTATTCTTAATTTAAGCTGGATAGATGAGGCTTTGAAGAAAGCAAAGAATGATTTTAAAGTTATTAAAGAAGAGATATATGAATCAAAGAAACTTATAGAAGTAAATAAGGCATTACTGCAAGAGTCCAATAAATTAATATCTGACTTTAAAAATCAATATAAGATTTTTGAAGACAATAAAGTAAAAGACATAAAAGTTCTAAATATAAAGATTGCAGAAGCTTTTAAGAAAGTTGATTTAAGTGAAGATCGTAGAAAAATTAATGATCTTTATTTGCAAAAAGAAAAATGCTCTACTGAGTTTAAAGAGCGAAGAAGCTTATTGTCTGATAAATTGAAAAAATTAATGTTTCTTCAAAAATTATTGAGGGATAAAAAAGATAAATTATCTAATAAGAGTAATGAAGCTTTTTTTAAATTGAATTCTAGTAAAGATCTTTTAAAGAAGAATAATTCTAAGAGTGAGGTGTGTGAATTTTGTGGATCTAAAATAGATCTAAGTAAGATTGAAAATATAAATAAGCAAATTACGATTGATATAAAAAATCTAGCAGGCAGGTACAATAAGATAGAAGAGTTAAGAAAAATTAATATTGATAAGTTTAGTAAGATATCGTCTAAGGTGATAAGTGTAGAAGAAGAAATAAGATCTATTCAATTAAAACAATCTGAAACAACACATAAGATAGATAAAGAAATAGGATTATTAGAATCCAACATTAAATTCAATAATAGCTCAGAGACTAAATTTCTAACTGATAGAATAGAATTTATTAAGAAATTAAAAAATCCTATGAAGAAAAATATAGCTAAGACAAATAGAGACATCAGCAGATATTCAAATGAATTGGTGTTAAGAAAGAAGGAGTTTATTATTCTCAAGAAGAGATATGAAGATTGTGTTTATGCTTCTGAGGTATTTGGTAACAGTGGATTGAAGAATGATATATTAACAAAAACAATATCTATTCTAGAGCATAAAATCAATAGTGTATTAAAGAAATTAACAGAAGGAGATATTTTTGTTTCTATAGATAATAAAGTTTCTAGAGGATCATTTGATCATATTAAGATAATTATACAGGATTCCAAAAAAGATAAGCCTTTAGAGTATGAGTTATGGTCTGGAGGAGAGCAAACAAGAATTAGGTTTGCAATAGAGTACTCCATTAATTCCATACTTGAGTCTCCAATAAACATTATGATCATAGATGAAGGCTTCGATGATATGGATCCAGATGGCATCCAGCGTGTTGTTGATTTTTTGAAAGAAGAGAAGCAGAGAAACATTTTGTTTGTTTCTAATAGGCCGGACATGAGAAGTATGTTTAAGAATTTCATAGAGGTAAAAGTGAAAGGGGAGGTCAGTAGTGTCGAGCAGCCAAGAACTGATAGATGAGAATGAGGAGAATTTAAATATTCATGAGTTTTTAGTTTCAAATAATATAGAGGTTAAGGCATCAGTTCATGTTCTTACATTTATAGATTATCTTTCAGTGAAGAATATGTATAGATCAAGAAAGCAAGTTATACTTCACCCAAAACAAATTTTTGATATACAATTCATAAAATCTAAATTCATATATAGAGCCTAGGAGAGCATATGCCGATTTATCAGTATAACTGTAGTGCCCATGGTGATTTTGATACATATCAGTCTATTTCAGAGCGCCTGAAGTGTAAGTGTCCTGAATGTGATAATGTTTGTGATATGGTGTTGGCCACCAATGATTTTCAGGCTAAGACAAAGTATATCTTACCCCCTAGAGCATCAAGGAAGTTTGGAGATCAAAAGCCGACATCCCACAGAAGGGCGCGGTGGACTTGATGGCAAAAAGAAAAAAGGTTAAGAAAACTATTGATGATTTTTATGCAAATCTTGTGTTTATCAATAAAGTTCTTAAACAGAATAAGCATAAATTTAATAGATATGTGTGGGGTATAGATATATCATTATCTAATCCTGCTGTTTCTATTTTTGAAATTGGAAAACCAACATCTAGTATCAAAAAAATAGCAAAATACATGTCTCATTATTCTCATAAATTTAAAGGAACACAGTATGAAAGAATATTTAAAATAGAAAAATCATTTAGGGATTTAGTGGCTAAATTTCCTCCATCTTTGGTTATAATAGAGGGTTATGCATTCAGTTCATCTCAGTGGAGGGAATTAATGGGTGAAGTTTCTTATGCAGTGAAAAGGAACTTTATAAAATCTGGAATACATATAAACGGCACTCCTGAGGCTTATCCATGTCTCATTGTGCCACCTACTTCTCTTAAGAAGTTTGTGACTGGTAAGGCAATGAAGGTAGATAAAAAAGAGATGCATGGAACAATTCAATCATGGGGTTTTGATACTTCAAACAATGATGAGTCTGATTCTGCAGGATTATGTCTTATTGGTTTGAATATAATGAATCTGTCTGTTATAGATATTAAAAAGATTAAAAAGATTAGATTTTTCAAAAATGGACCATTCCCTAAAGAGTTGTCTCATCAGTGGGATGCCCTTAAGAATATTGTCATGAATGACGGAGGAAATATACAAAGATTCTTTGTGGAAAATTAATCATGTTCTATCCTACACCTGCTGGTTTTAGTAAGAAGAATAAGAAAAAGTATAAAGAGAAAATCAAAAAATTAAAGAAGAAGATAAAATCAAGAAAGGAAGCTGAACTAGAAAAATTGAAGAAGGTTGATTTCACACAACCATCTACAATATATGAACGTGTTATCAATGACAGAAGAGATGATTATTATTACAGGGTAGCAACGTACTTATTGATATTACACATTAGGGATGTGTTATACAGTGGTAAAAACCCGTACCACCTACACAACAAAAAGAAAGCAATTCACTGGTTCAAGACAAAGAATATAATGCATCCATTTGGATACGGAACAATATGTCTCATGATGGATATTTCTCCAGAAAGGTTGTGGGTTCAGATAAGAAGGTGGATTAAAGTCGATCCAGAGAAATTATCGTCTTCATTAAAGGGTGCTGAATCTTCTGTCTTTGATGGACCAAAACTATCTAATATGCGGAGGAATAGAAATGCCGTCAGAATTGGTGAAAAAAACAGGAGTAAGAGTCGATAAAAATTACATATATTTTGTTGATGACAACGGTAATATTTCCAGGATAAGAGAGATAATGACTCCTGGTAAGAAAATAGAAGTTGAGGTTATTTATAAATCTAAAATTAATAAAGAATCTGGTTATGTATACTTTATTAATCAGCAAGGAAATATTTGTAGGAATGATTTTTCAAAATATCAGGTTCAGAAAGTAACAAAAAAGAAGAAATGATATACTATCTTAATAAGGATGGAGATATTAAAATATCTATGTTTTCTTTTACTGTATCTATGATGATAGGAGTTATTGGTTTCATTTTTGGATATTTTTATGCTAATCACAATATTATTTCTAAGTATGGTATAGAACAAAGCCCAAAGATTATTTGTAATTGTAAGAAATAACGAAAGGATAAATATGAGAATGTGGATGGTTGATCCAGGCTTGCTGTGCAGGCAACATCTACTTGGAGAACATAGGGAACTTCATACGCTTGTTGGGACTATTCGTCATTCTTCAAATCCAAAACGTACACTTAGGGGATTTTTTGAAAATAAGTTAATTGAATTACATAATTTAAGAAACAGGCATGAGCAGTTGGTTTTTGAAATGGAAAAAAGAAAATACAACCATCAATCTCCATTGCCTGAAGATTTAGATAAATTAATTTGGAGTGAAGGTGTTGTTGATAAAGAATATAATCTTAAAGATTTACGTGAACGCTGTATTGAGTGTCGTAAACTACAGGAGAAAAAATGACTACTATAGCGGTTTGTACTGAATCGAAACATATTTGGGCGAAACAAGATACTTATAGTGATCCAGGTAATATACATCGTTTCAGATGTGAAACATGTGGTATCTGGGGATACAAGCAAGTTGGGAGGCATGCTAAGAAGAAAAGGGATGTTAAAATTTACTGCGCCAAAGGAGTGCATGTGTTGGACCCTAAATTTGAATGGAAGCGTGATTGGAAGCATGAGCATATTAATATTAATCCACTGAATGTTGCTGAAGGAAATAATCCTGACCGTAATAGTCCAGATGATGATTCTTCTGATTATAGGCCACCACGTGGGAATATTTTTTAAATGAGAGTAGGAAGCGAAAAACCAGGCGCTCCTATGAAACTTTGTTGCCCTAAATGTGGCAAAAGACATATTGATAAAGGAGAATGGGCTACTAAGCCTCATCGGACACATATGTGTCAGTATTGTTTGTTTTTATGGATGCCTGAAGAATTCAATACAGTAGGTGTGTAGGAAGTGGAGGAATAAATGGGACCATCTGTACTTCAAACAGCATTGTATGCCGCAGAAAAACACGCAAAACAGAAACGGCGTTATACGGATGATCCATACATTAATCATCCACTGGCTGTAGCTGCAATGGTTCATTCTGTGAATCAATATGGTGAATATAGTGATGGACTAGAGCAAGCGGCTTTATTGCATGATGTTGTAGAAGATTGTGGTGTAACTTTTGAAGAATTATCACAAATGGGATTTAATGGATTTATTTGTGATGTAGTGCGTTGCCTCACTGACGTTTATACCAAAGACGCGTTTCCAGAAAATAATCGTAAAGACAGAAAACGCAGAGAGTTTTTGAGATGGAATTCATTATCTAAAAATAATGAAATTCTTTGGCGCTATGCAAGTATTGTAAAACTTGCAGATCTTTATGATAATGCATGTTCTATTAAACAGTATGATCCTAAATTTTGGATTACATATAGGGAAGAAGCTATAGAGATGAATAAATTTCTATATAAGAATGATAAAATATCTTCTCTTCTTATGTTTATTTTACAGGAGAAAACATGATATTATGTGATAAACATGTTAGTTCTATTATTCTAGGAAGAGAACTTGGTGTTGCTGAATGGATATTTTTGCAAGGATATGATTCAGAGCATGATATGATTGGTGGTTTAAATAATAGAGGTGTACTGGTTGCAGAAATGCTTGTTCCGCGTTTTGAAAGTAATGATGATTATTTTCTTTCAACCGAAAGAAATAGTTCTATTTATTCAAGGTATTGTATAGGATGTGGGACTTATGAGGGCAAAAAACATCTTAGTTTTTGTAAATCTCCTAGGGCTTTAGAAATATTAAAGAGTTATAGAATTTTTGTTTCTGTTGATGAAGTATGGTTTTATCCACAAATAATTAAAACTCTTCCGCTTGTAACAGATTCTCCTGTTGTAATAGAATCTACAAAACAAGAACTTGGATTTTTTACTGAAAAAATTGCAGAATCATATAGTAAAGCTCGAGAGGCTGATACTGTTGTTTCAATTACTAAAAAAGAGGAAGATAAAAACGAAAGTAAGGAAGAAATTATTTGTCCTGGATGTGAAAAAATTCAAAAAGATTGTTCTAATTTATATGGCGCATGTGTCAGAAATCGCCCTTGGGGGTGGATTGAAGCAGATCCAAGGGAAAATAATAATAATAGATATATTCACGCCGGAAAAAGCGAATTGGATTGGGCAAAAGATATTACCAAGCGACCAGTGCATTTAATTGTGATAGTAGACGATAACAGTGATCCACCATGAGGAAAATCAATGAGTGATGTTCCTGATAATAAATGCCCTGAATGTAAAAAAAACAAAGAACTTTTACGCCAAGAGTGGGATCTCACAAAAAGAATTTGTGAGGCTCGAGATATATTTGCTGATCGTGAAAAGGCAGCTAAGAAACATATTGAATGTCTTGAATATGTTGTGTATATATTGGAGTTCATTGTTGTCTTTCAGATTATTGTTTTTAATCTTGTGTTATGGTCAAAGTAAATCCTGCTAGGTGGGGCTGGGTTGGTGGTTGCAGGGTAGGTAACAATACTTCTACAAACGCATCAGAGCCCTTAAGAGCCATTTTAATTGCGCCGCCCTAGGTTGGGGTGGGTTGCAAATTAAAATGGCTCTTAAGGGCTCTGTGCTATTTTGGGATAATGTATAGGTTGGTTAGGAGTATTTCTTTAAAGCAGCGTATTCTGAATCATCCAACTCTAGAATTTCTGCAATAGATAAAGAAATTTCCTTAAGAGTGGTAACGCATTTACTTTGTGTTTCTAGTAGAAGGTAATCTCCATTACTCACTCCAAGGTGTTGCGCTAAGTAGCTGCCCTTGATGTTCTTTTCTTTTCTAAACTTTCTTAACTTCCAACCAAATGTTTTTGGAATTGTTTTAATAGAATCTAGATGTGTTTCAAAATCTTCATCTTCAATTATGGTTTCTGTATTGGGTTTTATCTTAAATTGGTCTGAAGATATTTCGGGCATTGTTATATCATTAAGTTTTATATTCTTTTTATTGAAAGCTGTTGCGAGTTTGTTATACATCAACACAGATTCATTAAGTGCCTCTTCAAGGTTGCTGTGCTGTACCTTTACCCTAAAGGATTGTTCATTTTTATTGAACTTAATTTCTGAAATGTACGGTTCTAGATTTTGTTTGGTAATAACTTGATCGGTTGTTACTTTATTTTCTGTCGGTTTATTTTCTAATTTTGTTGTTATATATTCTTTAAGACATTTAGGACAATCAGATAATTTTATTTCTCTCACTGTATTAATTGGAGGATTATAAAAACCAACATTTGCGAAACCGCAATATGCAGTTATCCCTAGATTGTCTTCTGTGTAGTGAGTTGTCATTCTTCCTATCCCATCGCGTTTTTGAAGCTAATTACATCTTTATCTTTGTTTATTTTCTTTTTTGCCAATTCTTTAGAGAATTTCATAATCTCACCGGCCACATTCACACCAGTAGCCTTTTCCAGACCTTCAAAACCAGGACTGCTGTTTATCTCTATAATCTTATAACCATTGTTGCTGATGAGCAAATCAACACCTGCCACATTCAGGCCAATGATTTTAGCTGCCTCTACAGCAGTGTTTTTGACAGAATCAGGCAACTCATATGCAGAAACTTCTCCGCCTTGGTGTGTGTTACTCCTGAAATCACCTGTCTTTGATTCTCTCTTCATTGAGGCAATAACTTTATTTCCAACAACCAAAGCCCTGATATCTACTCCTTTACTTTCCTTAATAAATTCTTGTATGATAAAATCACTTTTCGATTTCCACATTAAATCAATTTGAGCATATGCATCATTCATTGAATCACAAAGCACTACTCCGACTCCTTGTGTGCCTTTGTTCAGCTTTACCACAACAGGCGGACCATTCAGCATTGTGATAACATTTTGAATTTTCTCTTTCAAAATAATTTTTCTATTCATTGGGTCAATTTCACCAATATCTTTTTTGGACGGTCTACGCAATACCATGGTACGCGGTATAGGAAGATTATTGCGTGTAAGAATTTGTCCGCTTCTGAATTTGTCTCTTGAATTAAACATACCATTAGAAGAGTTGAGAAGAGGTATACCCATTTGTTCCATCTGGAACATAATGCAACCACCGAATGCGGTAATGGTTGAACCTATTCTCGGTATCACAATATGTGGAGGCTTAATTTCTTTTTGTCTATAAAAGATTTTCCCTCCATTCTCATCCAAACATACACTCAACCTCAGTGTATCATAAATGAGAACTTTCATATCTAGCTTCCTACCTTCTTCGGCTAGGCGCCTTGTGGCATACAGGTTAGCCATTCGAGACAGTATTAGACACTTCACGTTGCCTCCAGATTTATTTGTAGCTGCAAACCATAACTTACCCTAGTGGTTTGCAAAAATAGGTCATAAGTAAATCAAGACTTCTTCATGCATACGCATATGATTTTGCACTCTTTAGACAACTGAGGAATCTGAACATAATCTACTATATTCATATTTATTTCTTTTTGGATGTCTTCAAAGAAATCCTCAAAGAAGTGCATGTAATTTCTTGGGTGCCCATGGTATTGATAATTAACTCCTTGAGTCATTAGATAAAGCATACCTTCTGACTTTAACATAAAAGAGAAATTTCTTAATGCTGTAATTGGATCAATAACATGTTCGAGTTGTGCATGACTAACAATGCTTGAGAAATTATCTATAATTTTTTCAGGATGCTCGTAAGGTTTGAGCCTCATATCTTGGCATATATCAAATTTAAAATCTACAAAACTATCGTAATCTGGATCTTCATATTTGTCAGTACAAACAAATTCAATTCCTGGATAGTTTTTAATGAAATGATTTTTTGTTTTAATATTTTCACTTGACAATAAACATCGGTCTCCGAAGCCGTATTTTTCCCACCATTGTTTAAGCACGCCATGGAAGCCCTGAGTCAAATTAGGTGCTGGCCATTGAGCTCCCAACCAAGTATTTTCCCAAATCGTATTCATTTTCTTATGAGTTTGAATAACTACAGGAGAATTTCTATTACATTCAGGACAGAAATCCCAAACTTTATTATTCCCTTCAAAAAGCTCATGCACGGGGCATATATGTTTCATAAAACTCCTGTATCAGCATAAAGACAATTCTGTTTTTTCCAAGTCTGAATACTTCACCTTAAAATCTGGGTTAAACAAATCAAGGCATAGTGGATGATTAGAGTTCCAAATCCTAACTTCATCATCACAAAACATAATGTAAGGCTGAAAATATTCTGGGGTAACCATAAAAGACTTATTCTTCTTTAGCTTTTCTAAATCACTGTCCCAAATTTCTATATCGTTTAGTAAACCAAAAATTCTAGGGTATTCATCTTTAGCTAAAAACTTCTGTTCGTTGCCCACGTGGTCCTTGATATACACTGCCGGAAACGGGTTACCCACATGGTCACAATCGTTCTCGTTGAATCTCATGTTGAATTTCAAAGAATCCTCCTTAGTTTTTAAAAGGCAAAGGCGCCTTGTGGTTTGTAAGTTACCACAAGGCGCCCTCTTTTAGTTCTTTAGTTTTTCAGTAAGAGAAATTTCACTCTTCCTCTTCTTCGCCTTCATCCTCGTCTTGCTCTTCTTCTTCCTCCTCGACCTCTTCCTCTTCTTCCTCTACCTTCTTACCCTTCTTAGCTGGCTTCTTCTCTTCTTTCTTAGGCTCAGCCTTCTTGCCCTTCTTGGTGGTCTTCTCTTCTTCCTCTTCTTCCTTCTTCTTTGAAGCCTTCTTTGCGGGCTTCTCCTTCTCTTTTTCAACAGGCTTCGCTTTAGCCTTGACCTTAACTTCTTCCTTCTTGGGGGCCTTCTTGGTCTCTACAACCTTCTTCTTGGAAGCCATTGTAAAACTCCGGTTATTGTTGTTCCCACCATACGGTGGCTAGTTTTAATTTCACATTGCGGCGAATTACTTCTTTAATGTATTTCTGCGGTTTTTCTTTCATGTAATCATATTCATGCTTTTTTCTAAGCATCTTATCTTTATTCTTATGAACGAGCTTAATCATTCTGAGATTTAATTGTTTTGATTCAATATAAATTTTAGCTTCAATAATGACTTTGATGTGCTTGAGATCAACATCCAAAATAATAATCTTGGACGTCCTAGTTTCTGATGAAACCTCTTTTATTTTCATCAAAAGACCTGAGTTTTCAGAAGTTGGTGTTGATGTAACCCACTAGGGTTTGTTTACCCTACACGCCACACTAGTCTTTTGCAATCACTTTACTTACAAAAATCCTTACGTGTACTTATGTAGAACCGTTTCTTAGATTTCTTCTCCAAGTACACGACCACTTCAGCCTTGTCACATGATGTTTCCTTCCAGATACAAAATTCTGCTTCTGAAGGATTCTTTGTTTCAGTTGCAAGTATATCTGCTTCTTCTTGTTTGTTTGTGAAGCATGTTCTGTATACGAAATTATCTTGATTCGTGTTTAAATTTAATAACAGAAGTATGGCTACATACATGTTGAATCATACTTACTGATATAAACTGGAGTGGCAGAACTACTATTATCAAAAAACACTTTACCTTCAGCTTGCGAGCAGTATTTTACGATTTTAATACAGAGTTGGGCATTCCTCATATTTGAAATTTTTGCAACAAGATCTGCCTGGCTCTTGTATTTGACTTCACAGAACTCATGGACTTTATTTGAGCCATCCACGCTAAGAGCATTCAGAGGGATAAGAATAAGAACAGCAATGATTTTCTTCATTTTGATTCTCCATTAAAGTCTTCTTCAGTTAGGAAATCATAATCTTTTTCGAAATTATCTTCTTGATACTGTTTTATATTTCTTACGGCATTGTGTACGAGTTGTTCTTTTGATACGGATTCTGAAAGCTTCTTTAAATTAAATTTTTCTTTTTCAGATAGTATTCCTTTTTTCATTTTCTGAATTGTTCGTGGTGTGCGTGTATTCATTTGGCCTTGAGTAGAGCATTTATTCGTTTAATATTCTTATTGAGTATGGTGATGCTTCTGTTTGCTTCTTTAAGCATTGATTCTACTACATTTTTGTTTCCAAGTTTCTCAATAAGAATTTTTTCTGACACCTCTAGTGCTTGTTTGCTTGTTTTCAGAGAGTGCATAGGGCAGAAAACTATGTCATTCTTTTTAATGTTATGTATTTTTTTGTAAGAACCAATATTATCTTTTATAGAAACAATACAGTTTTCCATTGACTTAATATTTTCAGTAGGTTCCAATATTTTGACTTTAATACATTCATACTGATCATAAACAAAACCAATAACCTTCACGCGTACGCATGCCTCATCAGTTGCAGACTTAATCCATAATTTCTTATTTTCATATTTTTTATAGAACTCATTAATCGCATCTTTAATGGGTTCATAAATTATGGATTTTCTTTTCTTAATACCATCTAACTTTTTTTGGCCTTCAATTAATTTCTTGGCGCGTTTTCCAATTTTGTTTTTGGCGACGCGTTTAATCATTTATCACCCCAATGCAAACATGAGTTCTTCAATGGTTGCAAACTTAGAAGTTTTGAACTTCTGAATGTTGCCCTTCATATCCTTAACAAGAACCTCAATAACTTCCTTGGGGGACTGGTTGTGATTTGGCTTAGGATTCGCTTTCACACTAACAGGCTTAGTAGGTGTGGCCTTGATTGAGCTCGTGATTTCTGGAGCCACTGAGCCATCTTCACGTACCCTACGTTCTGCGCGCCACCGTTGCTTAGGTGTGCCTCCTGAGATAGCAATCTCCATAAAGAGTGGGTTGCCTCTCTTTTGTTCACGCTTAATATGCCACCACAGACTCTCTCCTGTGCGTTGTGGCTTATTGTCGTGAAATCTCTTATTACATTTACCAGAAATCATATTTAGATTTTCAACGGTAATTGTTCCAGAACCCTCAAAAAAATCACACCAATCAATGATGAATTGGTCTTCTGCCGGGCTGAAGCGTGGTCCTGCGCCCTTGGCTTTAGGTGTTAGAAGCGTTTCTTCGTCTTGAATTTTTGGCTTCATTTTCTTTTTGGGGGGCATCAAATCATCATCTGCGTCAAAGACCTCACCAAATTCCGGCTTTTTGTTTTTTGGTGGAGGCGTCAGCTCATCATCATCAGATTGATTGAATTTCATTGGATTCTCCTTGGCTTTTACCTTTTTAGCCTTTAGTGGCTTGCCAAGCATAACACTTTTGAACTTGCTTTTTTTCATTTAATTTTTTCCTTTTTGTATTTGGATATAAAATTGAAAGTCTCATTTCTTTGCTTTATGGTTTTACATCCAAATTCTTTTTTGTGAGAGTCTATGAGATAGAGTTTTCTTTTTTCTTTAACATCCATTTTAGAATAAATAATTGTCAGTTTTTTAAGATATTTTAGAGCCATTTTTTTGGTCTTAAAGCCCTTCTTAAAGAAATTTTTAGGAAGATACTCTATGATAAAAAATAGTGACCCACACATATGGTATATATTTTTCGTTTTACGGAGCCACACGACGGGATTTAGATACTTATCTTTGTCTGTGGCGTAATAAATGCATTTGAATTCTTCGATGGTTGTTTTTCTCAGTTTCATCGATGCAGCCCCATGTATTTTGCGAATTTAAATTCTTCTTTTGATTTTTTAAGTTTATCGATATCTTTTTTAAATTTCAGATAAGTTACATAGAAGTGTTCTTTATAAAACTCCTCATTCAAACACAGAAGAACAATTCTGTAACCTCTGGTGATGCGCGTTGGTGTTGGGATTCTTCCGTCTATATGAATACTCTTTGGAATATTATCTATCATTTTAATATATTTTCTGAGCTCTACCTTTTTGAATTTTCTGTTAAAACATTCAAAATTCAATGCCTCAAGGTATCTATATAGAGGCTTAATGAAGGGAGCTCCTTTGTTCCACCAATACTGGAATATCGGGTGCATTGTTAAATCTTTTTTGGGCTTTACCTCTGTCGCGTTTACTTTCCAGAGGATGAAGTCTATTAATTCTTGTGCGTTTTTTCTTTGCCTTAACAGAAGCGTATCGTCTAGAACTTCTGCACATTTTCTAAAGTTCTTGTGTGGAAGGTACGTCTGCATTCATTATCTCCCTTTAGTTTTTTAGAATCTCGAAAAAATCTAGGCCTCCATTATTAGCTGAAAAAGATTTAATCCTAAAGTATCTTACCTCAAAGATTAAATGTTTTCATGAATGACTGCATGATGTATCTAAATTCCATTGTCTTAAAATAGATGGTCGCATCATGCTCCTGCATTCCAGGATGAAATCCACCAACATCTATTTTCAGATTTTCCATCCTGTCCATATAGATTCTAGAAGATACATAATCATCATCATTGTATATATTGAATAATTTTTGAATTTGCGGAGGTGTTTTATCTATTCTATATTGTTCTTGAATTTTCTTAATGTATACACCACCAAAAGGCAGATTGGTTCCACCAAGTGCAGCGCCAACCATAACAATCCATATGTTTTGATTCTTTAATAATCCTGCCTTATTCATTCTGTTCCACGCTTTGTATGTCCAGACTGTTCCCCAGGAGTGTGGAATAATTAAGGTAGGTTCGTCTTTGCATTCTGTAATCTTATCTATAACTTTCTGGATCTGTTTGTCTCGATAGACTTTAGACATATAGATTCTAAATAAATCTTTTTCCCAAGACCATGAATCCCATTTAACAATGTGTTGTTTAAGTATTGATGATTCAGGGATGTTTTTAGACCATTTTTTGTGGTAAAAAGGATTAGCAGTATTTAATCCATGTACGTAAATAATGTTTCCGTTTGCCATCAGAAGCTCTTCTTGAGTCCGTGAAGGCCCAAACAAATTCCGCAACGCATATAAGGTGAGTTTGGTTTCAATTTAAATCTGACGCCTTCTGAGCCACACACATTGCATGTGTCGCGTGGTGTTCCTAGGGAGATGTATCTTCTCCCAGGTATAATTGTTCTTACTGCTGAGTTTGTTGTGAATATGTCTTCATCTTCTTCAGAAATAAGGAAGGTATGGTCTGATTTGTCTCCAAAACATCCGACATATCGAATTGCATACCATTTCTTTCCAAAATAAGGATCAGATTGTTTGACTCTACTTATTTTTGAAGATGGTATTTTTGAACATGACCTCCAAGCTAAATCAGCCATGACTCTCAAGGCATGCTCGTTTAGATATTTGAAATTTGTAACCATGAAATAAAGATTTGTTTCATCTTCTTTGATTGATTTATTTGTTTCTTCATCATTGGGATTTAATTGATTAACTAAACATGGTTCAGGACACTGTGAAGCAAAAATATAAGGGATATAGTCTTTTCTTTTTCTTTCTGCTTTTTTTGATTTAAGCATTTTTGCCTCTTAATGGTGGCATTGGAGTACAGCAAACTCTATACTGTTCTTCTATTTTATATTGTCTTCCTTCATACATTACGAACTCTTCATCAACTACAAGCATATCGCAGATATTACAAAATCTCGCTTTAATGGCATTATTGAGATTATGTTTAGAATCACTGCTGTCTAATAGAGACATTTTAAATTCTGTCCCATCAAACATAAGATATGGAGTAAATGGCATGAGTCTCCTATATGCTGATTTAAAAAGGCGCGCAAGTGTTAAGCGACAGCCGTTTTTTCAGCAGTTCGAGAACTTAAATTTACGATGTGTTTTCCGCAATTACATGCGGTTGAGGGAGGAAGAAGCCTTATGAATGTTGCAATGTCACTGGGCTTTATGGATTGGTCATCATCAAAATCAACATATACGTACTCTGTCTTAGTCATAGAGCGTATGTTGATTTTTTTGGAATTAATCTTTGCTTCTTCGAGGAGGTATATTGCTTCAGGGCGTTTTGCTTTGAGACAGAAAATCTGTATCTTGCCGCTTCTGACAAACATAACGCAGCGCGTCATATTGTCACTTCCAGATATTTTAATTCCATCACCTTCAGAAGATTGAAGTATGAAATGGTGTTTGTCTGAGAGTAGGTCTTCAAGAACTGCCATGATGTGGTGTGTGAGATGCTTTCTGCCTTTAGCTCCGGTGGCGCATCCTTCACTTGACAACATATTTACTTCTTTATGTGGCTTCCCCCTTTTGTTGATCCATGCTGTATTTTTTGACAACAGAATGTATTTAACCTCTGAAGGTTTCTTCTGTTTCATTTTTGGATCTCCCGTTTGTTTGGTGATGCAAGGTTTGTGTGCTTGACTTTTTTAGAACTGCTTGCTGCAAACTTTGCATATGTAAGGCAAGCGCAAGCCCTAGCATAGGTTTAATTTCTTTGGTATCACTAAAAATATCTAAATGTAAGGCTACGGTTTTCAAATGATATTTTAGTGAAACCAAACTTTTATGCTGTATATATAACGTGTGTGCGCCTAGGCAAAATTTAATAGCCTAAGAGAGAGAGGATTAGATGGTTATTTTCGATACTCACGAGAATGGTAAGATCACAATTAGGTTGAGCAACCGCACTAATGCTCAAATGTTTTCAAAATATAAGGAGACATGCGACAATGTAAATGCGCGGTTCCATCCTGATTATGGTTCACAAGTTTGTGAGCTTGACCAAGTTCCTGAAGTGATGGAGGCTTTGGTCAAAGAGGGCTTTAAGTGTGCTCCAAGTGAATCAGTGCTGGTAGCTATTGCTGAACTTGCAGCCCGCATCAAGAATGATACGGAAGAAGGCAAGGCAAGACTTGCCATTCTTGAAAAGAGAATGAAGAAGACCGGAAAGAAACTTTACCCATTTCAGCGGGTTGGTGTCAACTGGTTGGTGCCAAGGCGTAGAGCATTGTTGGCAGACCAGATGGGGCTTGGCAAGACCCCTCAGAGTCTTATGGCCTGACAATGCTGCTGTTATTGTGGTCTGCCCTAACACGGTAAAAAATGTTTGGATGAAGGAGGCGAAAGTCTGGAGACCTGACCTCAAGGTATATACTTTCTCAGGGCGTGGCTCGTTTGTGTGGCCTAACCCTGGGGAAATTTATATTTTCAATTATGATATTGTCAGGAATGTTGACCCGTTTAGCCCGTTGTTGGGAAAAATTCCAAAGGGATTGCGGGTCATCATTGATGAGGCACATGCAGTCAAGAATGTAAAGGCAAAGCAGACACAGTTCGTGCGTGGCCTTAGAGATGTTGTTCTTGATAGGCCTCCGCCTTTGCTTAGGAAGAAGTGGAAGAATGTTCATGGCGCTATTTGGCTGACAACAGGTACGCCGCTTATGAATAGACCGTCTGAATTGTGGTCTGTTCTTGAAGCTGCTGATTTGGGAGAGCAGGCTTTCGGTAATTGGAGAAACTTTGTGCATCTGTATAACGGCACTACTGGCGATGCTGGTTGGGTCTGGGGCACACCGCTTCCTGAAGCCCCAATTCTTCTGAAGCGTGTTTGTCTTATGAGGAAGCGCGCCGATGTTCTTCCTGATTTGCCTGAAAAGTCTTATGAGGATATTGAAATTGACCTTAGAGATAAGGAATTGCAACAGCGCCTCAATGAACTCAGTGAAGACCTTTCTGATGAAGGTATTGATTTGAGAAGTATTACTCTTGAAGATTTGATGAAGGAAGAGGCATTCTTTCATAAAATTGCTAGGCTGCGTGCAGAATTGGCAACTGCGAAAATTCCTGACATGTTGGAGATTGTCGAGAATTATGAAGATAATCAAGAAACCCTGGTTGTTTTTTCAGCGCACAGGGCACCTATTGATGTCCTCAAAGACAGGGATGGATGGGCTGTTATTACAGGAGACACATCTCAAAACGACAGGCAGAAAATTGTTGAAGATTTTCAAGCTGGAAAATATAAGGGTCTTGGGTTGACCATCGCTTCTGGCGGTGTTGGCATTACTTTGACGCATGCCGCACATGCTCTGTTTGTAGACCTCATGTGGACTCCAGCCGCAAACCTCCAGGCCGAAGACCGTTTGGCTCGTATTGGGCAGACCAGGGGTGTATTGATTAAGAGGTTGGTATGCTCACACAGTGTTGAAAAATTGGTTCATGAAAAGTTGACTATTAAGTCTCATATTATTGAACACGGTGTTGACCCTGCTGCTACTACAGATTCTGATGCTGTAGGGTACAATCTTGGTTTTGATGTATTTAAGGCTGTTGAGAAAGATACAGAGGATATGTCTGTTATTAATGGATTCAAGAAGTTTAATCAAATTTTGGAAAAGAATAACATGCTCCACAAGAGCGTTGAGGAAGAGCATGTACAGAATGTTTCTAAGTTTAGAGGGCCGCAAACCGAACAGGAAAAGTGGGCTATTCAAGGTATTTTGAGATTGAGTGGTATGGACCAAGATATGGCCCGTGAGCAAAACAATATTGGATTTAATAAATTGGACACATCTATTGGAAACAGTATTGCTCAAGCCTATATTTCAAATAAGAAACTGAGCGATGCTCAATGGGGTGTGGTTGTTAAGATTATTAAGCAGGTTGGAAAGTTCAACACCAAACAACAAGTCGCCACGGGAGGATGATTGGATACATATTCATATCCAACATTTGATGTTTTTAATGTCGTTAATTGGGAAAATAAATGTTATGATCATATTAATGGAGAGGTATTTCTTTCTGATGAATTCTATAATTTTTTGAAATTATCTTCATATATTAGATTTAATTCCCTAGATGATAATAATGTTTTGGATTGGAGGCACCGCATTATTGTGATGAAAGAACTTGATGTTCTTGATCAAAAGCTCATGGTTTTTACTGATGTGGATTGTTTGAAAAAATATTATGGAATTAAGTTTTTTTATGATAATTTTAGTGATAAACAGTTTGAAAATATGGTAATTGATATTATGGAAAGCAAAATGGATAAAGGTTAATATTTCTTGTTTCATGAGATGTAAATGTAAAAAATAAGATAAAGGAGGTATTATGAATGGATTCTAATTTAGTTCTAATTAAGACAAATAATAAATCATTCCATTATCATGAACAGACTATGGAATTATATTGGAGATTTATTACTGAAAGACAAGATATATATATTAGAAGAAAAACCAAAAAAGATCCTCCGTGGACTAATGATCCTATTTTAAAAGAATATAAATTTACAAATGTCCATAGGTCATTAGATAGAACTACAATTTGGTATCAAGATCATATAGGTGCTTTTGAAAATAAGAAGGATATAGTATTTGCTACATTCATTCATAGATTATTCAACAAGATAGAAACAATGGAGAAGATATTAAAGTATCTACAATTAGATCACTTTAGTATGAGTGGTATTATCGAAGAGCTAGAAAAGATAAGAATGAGTGGCCAATCTGTTTGGACAGATGCTCACATCGTGACAGGTGTTGCGTTTGGTGGTTACAAGGATAAACTGTATAATATTCTTCATCTTGTTGATTTGATTTATAAAGAAATAGATGTTATTTATGACAGAATAATAAAAGCTAAATCACTTGAAGAAGTGTATAAGGCTGCAACTGGAGTCCAGGGTTTCGGTCCATTTCTTGGATACCAATACATTCTTGACATGATTAATACTGGAGTTGTTAAATTTAGTCATGATGATTTTGTGGTTGCTGGTCCTGGATGTAAGCGTGGAATCAGACATGTTTACCCATACGATACTGAAATTTCTTTTGAAGACGCAATGCGATTTACAAGAAAGCATCAGTCATATTTTCTGAATAAGTATGGTCTTGAATATCAGTATATAGACTCTCTTGGTGGTAAGGAAAAAGGTATTCATCTTGCAGACATAGAGAATACTTTCTGTGAGTTCAGCAAATATTATAAGGCATATCATAAATATGGAAGACCAAGGAATAAGTTTGTTCCTAGAAACGAAAAGAAAAAGAAGCAATTAAGTTTTGAGAATATTTAAAGGATAAAGCAGATGAATAAGAAACTGGAGAAGAAATCTGAAGTTAATATAGATCTAGAACAATTAGAGTTCGGCATATTCTCTGTTAATTCCAGAAACTTTAATCCGTCCAACAGGAATAATATATTCTTGTTTACTATCTTATTGCTTCAGGCTAGTTTTGAATTTTCTAGTACAGAAAATATCAGTATGAATCACACCATGACTTCTACTTTATCGACAATAAATCTTAAGATATTTTTTAGTAAGAGTAAATTTGATCATGAGTTGTTTAAGCATTATATTTCAAAAATAATTGAAGATGCATTTGAGAATGACTTGATTAATGAAGTTTCTGATGCAGACAAAGATGATAATACAGAAAGAAATATAAATATGAAAAAACCAGAGGGTAGTTCATGATTCTTATAAAGATTAGAGGACAAAATATTCTTTCTTTGTCTGCAAATATGGGAACAATTATGAATGAAGTTTCTGAAATTATTGATCCTGATAAGTTTTTCATAAAAGGATTAAAACCTGATATTGCTTTTGGAAAAACTTATAATAATCTCAGTAAGGCTATTTCAGATAAAGCATGTGTTTTAATTCATTCTAGTGAGTCGAAGAAATATAGATGGACTGTATTAGATTGCACACACATTATCCCGAGGATCCTAAAAACATACACAGATGAAGATCTATGCAAAGGCGAGAATATATGACAAGGATTATAAGAATCCTGAGAAAAGATTATGGTACATTATTTGAGATTCTAAAAGAGTCACTCAATAAAATGGTGCCTGCTAGATTCCAGGAATATGATCATATTGATTGGTTGATTATTGCCTCACACAGTGTCCTTTTGAAAGCAGATATAGAAGCTAGATCATTAACTGAAGATGAAAGATTTTTGATCTTGAATAATGAATCTGCTTATCTTAGCGACAAAAGGATCAAGGAACTTATGACACTATTTTGGGTCTTATCTAAGGTTCAATCTGATCCTGACCTCATATCTGTACTTTGTCTTGAGAATTAAAAGTGAATTTATGAAAATTTTTATACTATATACTATGGTTATGTAAAACCGGAGAAAACAAATGCTGGTGTTCAGCGTTGTAGCGATTTGTGATGTATGTGGAGAAGCAATAACAGAAGTAGAATTGTTTAGCGGTACCTTCAAGTCTACTTCTATGTCTGCTGTTGTGAAGCAAGTCAGAAATTCCACAAAGAAGAAACTTAAAGTCTACAAGACCTCAGGTAGATGTATTTGTCCAGACTGTAAGGAAACAGAGCATCTTGCTCCGGCATGGTCTAAGAAGAGTAAGAAGAAGAAGGTTGTTCTAAGAGTAAAACAAAAAGAGCATGAGTGAGTTTTTATTGAGGTTAGGCTGTAAAGCCTTGTTATAATAAAGCAACCAAGGCAATTAAGTCTTGGTAAATGGAGATTCTAATATGAAAAAGAAGACTGATTCTGAAAATACCGTTGTGAAGTCTGAGAAGTCTGAGAAGGTTGTTGAGAAGAAGGTGGGCAAGTTTGAACGCCTTGCGGGTGTTATGGTTCGCACCTCACCCGAGGAAGCGGCTTATGAGCCGATGCGTACCGAGGAAGGGTGGTACACTGGCCTTGGGCATCCCCGCATGCCTGAGAATGCCGTGGATGCGACCATGCTCAGCATCCTGAGTGCAGCCACCAAGGATAAGTGTGCAATCTTTGCTACCACGGGTGGATTGCGCATCATGAAGGATGCAAACGCTCACCAGGGTGTTTGTTTCATTGAAAGGAAGCACCTCATCAGTGGAAAGAAGCTGTATTTGTTTACTGCTGATGAAGATGCTCTGAAGAAGGCAGGGTTTGTGGACATCAAGATTGCGAAGGGCGCCTATGTGGCTCCCCGCAACGAAAAGGGTGAACTCATGCTGGAAAAGTGCTATGAGTTCATGAACAACCACCGCCCCATGGGATGGAATAGTCACCCGTGGGCTGGCTATGAAGTGAAGCCCGAAGAGAAGAAGGTTGCCAAGAAGAAGGAAAAGAAAGAGGGGAAGAAGGATGTTCCAAAGGAAGGTGGAAAGGTCCTCTTCGCGGCAAAGGATAAGGAAACCGAAGAGAAGCCTGCTGAAAAGAAGAAGCTCAAGAAGAAGAACAAGGAGGAAGTTCAGGCAGCAGCAGGTTGATAGAAGACTAAAGGGTGGTATCTGTATACCCCCTTTATAGGACACATACTTCTTTAGTTTGTATCGCTTTACGCGAGACAGGCACCATCTCTCCCTTGGGTGAAGTATGTGTTCTATAAAGGGGGTATACTCTTTAAAAGGGAATAAAGGTGAAGAAAAATTATCCAAGTATAGATCAAGCCCACAAAATAATTAGAGAGGGTTTTTGTGAAATTGTTTGTATTCCATTCAGCACAGCCACATTAAAAGAATTTGCATTTAGATCTGGAGTATTATCTAATTTTATAGGATACCATAAGATTAAGTATTTTGCTGATGAGAAATACTTAATGCAGATACTTCTCGAGAAAGGTGTTGTAGTTTTGAAGAATGGATTACAATATCAAACAAGGGATGAGTTTTTTCACGGAATAAGAAAAGTATTAACCAATCGTTCTGAAAAATTAATTTCAAAATATGAAGGAGTTAAAAATGGATAAGACAGATACTCAGAAAATTCTTAATGAAATAATTAAGGAACGCGGAGATTCTGTTAGTATTATGTTTCTTCATGATAATATTTTTATGTATGATCAATATGTTTTACTTAGAAAAATACTCAAAACATGTTTTGATTTGGATATTCCCGAAGACAATTCCGAAGTTATCCCAATGATTGCTGTTGAGGGTTTGACTGATTTGTATATAGATACAAATGCTTTTTGTCAAATTCTAGAAATGAATATGATTGAATTTAATGGACATGTTGTTTATTTTAAGAAACGTGGAGGTGGTTGTTTTCCTAATGTCAAAAAACAAGATCAAATAAAGAAATCTTTTAAGTTTGATTTGGGCACAAAACACAAGAGTAATAAAAATAAATCATATTTCAAATTTACTGAGTGTCTAGACTTTCACGAGAATTGGTTTATTCCAGAATATCTTGAAAAAAGAAAGATTAAGTCAAGTAAATCTAAAAATAAAGAAGTTAAAAATAATTTAGATAATAGGAATGTTATTCTTGTTAAAACAGAAAAGAAAAAGATGCAGGTAAAGGTATTGTTCGAACAAAATTTGGATTTTCCTAGTAAGATTATTTCAGGCTCTAATAACAGCTTGCGTATTGATTTTCAGAAAATTATGGATATATGTTCAGATTATTATGATGCAGATGCTGTTGGTCCAAGAATGTCTTTGATTAGAATTAATGGAAATAAGTTTGTTCTTAGAATTGTTGTTGATTTTGATCCCAATAAAGATGAAGAATATAAGGAATTTCAAAGGTTGAAGGATAAATTCTCTAAAGTTAAAATTTTAGATAATTGATTGATTCAACAGAAAGGTTTATACTATGGCATCGCGAAGAAGTAAGTTACGGTCTCTCATCAAGAGAGCAAAACACTTACATGACCGAATTAACAACCGGCTGGAAGATGGAAAAGATATCAGTTTTGACTCCCAAGAATACCATGCTCTAAGGTGGGCTATTACTGAATTAAACAGCATTCATGATCTTGGTATGAGTTATTTTGATGATGAGAAAGAAGATTTAGAGGATATTCCTGAGAGAAGTGTTGAGTCTTAAAAAACAGTGATTGCAAAAGAGCTTTCTTTATTGTAGGCTGTGCTTAACCTAACCGGGAGCAAATAATTTTCTCTCGGAAACTCACTAAAATGGAGATATTTAAATGCAAAATGACCGCGTGCAGGGTGTTGTCAAGTTTTTCAAGAGCGATAAGGGTTATGGATTTATTTGGCCAACGGCTGAGATGAGCAAGGAAGAGAAGACCCGTGAGGAGATTTTCTTCCACATCAGCGGCGTAACTCAATCTGAAGGTCAACCTATTGTTACTCTGCGTAAGGGTGACGAGGTTGAGTTTGAGATTACGGAAGGCCAGAACCAGAAACCGTTGGCCGCCGAGATTGTCCGTCTCAGCACCAACAACCGCGCTGCTCTCAGCCTCCCTGCAACCAGTATTAATATTCCGCTCAAGAAGATTCATGTTCCGATTCTTCTTGGTTTCTTTAAGGACCTTCTTTCTGAAACCAACAAAGACAGTATCCGTACAGAAGGCGAACGTGAAGCGTTTCTGAATTTGCAGCGGGCTTTGTCTCATGCTGAGACGAGCATGAATCGTAAGGGCAGTCATACATCCTCTGTGGAAGTTAGTGTGACTCAGCCTGCCACTACCGAAACCAAGAAGTCCCGGTCTCGTAAGCAGGAAGCAGCAACTCCCGCAAGCTGAATTTAAAGAAGATATAAATAAAAAGGGCGACTTATGGCGGTATGCATAAGTCGCCCTTTTTTTAAGGATAAATTATGAAACAGACTAAAGAAACAGAAATCAAGACACTACTGCCTAACGGAGAATGGTATCCCGCAGGAATAGATATAATTTCTATTGCTTCACTGAGGAACATCAGGAGGTTCTCAGCATTTAATATTCCTGATGGCATTAGATTAAATGTATTAGAACACAGTGCTTTGTGTGCTATGATGGTTGAAAAGTATTGTGATTTTATGTATAATCGTTTCAATTTCGAAAAGACACGAGAATACGCCGAAACTTATCAGTCCAGTGATTTCAGACATAAACTTCTGACCAGTGTTTTGACACATGATGTTGAAGAAATTGTGATTAATGATATACCTGCTCCTGTTAAAATTCCTGGATTAGATTCTTTTAAAGCAAACATCCGTACTACCATTAGAGATTTTTTAAAAGTTAAAGATAATGAAATTCATGAAGCTGTATTGGTTGGGGTTAAACAACTGGATGTTGTCGGTGCTTTTATTGAGGTATACTTGTATAAAGATTATATGAACTTTCATGAAATGAATTTGTACTATAAGAATAGAATAATTGAAATGCAATTAGAAGATTTTATCTATAATTTATCAGAACAACTGCATACATGGTTGGTTGAGGGGAGGAAATGAAACTTCAAAAAACAAGTCTTAAAAAATCCAAGAAAAGATCTAAACAATTGGTTAGCAGTGGTCCATTGTTTACTGTGACCAAAGATAATTTGGATGTTAGAATCAATAAGAATATTAAAGATAAATGGGAAGGTTTTTTATTTTCTCAATTAAGAGATGACTGGGAAGGGAGAAGACTATTGACTTGGATTGCACAGGCAGATGGCTTTCCCTCTCGTGTTACAGAAATAGCTGAAGAAATGGTCAGGAGTTTGTGATGTGAAAAACAACCAATTCTAAAACCCTAATGGGGAGAGAAAATTATGACCCGCGTTTTAAAGATAGAAAGGAACATTGAGGAGAAAAAGATTCAAGAACAAGAAAAGAAATTGCAAGAGCAGCGTGAAAGTATTGAAGCAGAAAAGCCTGCCAAGGCTAAGAAAAAGAATAAGACCAAGGAATTTCTTGAAGAGATAGAGAAAAGAAAAAAGGAAATGAAAGAAAAATCTATGAATATCAAGAGGACCAATGCCTCTGATATTGCAGAGTTAAAAGTTAAAAAGATGGAAAACTCTATCTTGACTGCATCTATTGGCGAATTAATACAGGCCAAAAAAGACGAAAAGACTAAACAGGTAGGATAAGCTGTGATTTGCCATTAGATTAATTTGCCGCGCACCTTGCATGGTTTGGGGTGTTGCGGCAAAATTTTTTAATCCTGTGGCAATCTAGGGGTCCTGAAATGCATCGTAGCGTGCGTGTTGGTAGGCTTTACTGTTGTGCTATGGAAGAAGAAGCGCAGCCTATTATAGATCATTATAGGATGTTGTTATTGGATAAGAATACTGTTAAGAAATTTCTTAATCTTGAAAGTAAAATGTTTGGGAATTATTTTTTTAGAATGTCTGATATGATTAAGATATATATGTCTCCTGGTAAACAACACGCTTTGGTTGTGACTGGAATAGGAAAGACAAATGCCGCTATGGTCTCTGCATACGCCATAGAGGTTCTTAATCCAACAGACATTATAAATATAGGATTGTGTGGATCATTAAGAAAAGATTTATTTAAAATTGGACAATTTGTTCTCGTAACTCATGTATGCCAACATGATGTTTATATCCCTGAAGCATTACGGTCTGAGCAATTTAATGATTTGTATCAGGATATAGAAATACATCACAGTCACATAATTAGAGATAGAGATTTATACTATGGATTACAGTGTGTGAAATTAGCGACAGGCGATTCTTTTGTTGATTCTGATTTTGTTTCTAATAGAATTATAACTACATTTGGGTCACAAATTGTTGATATGGAAGGATACAGTTTAGGAAAAGTCTGTAAGATGTATGGCAAGCAATTAACCATGATTAAAATGATTTCAGATGGTGCTTCAGAAAATGCATCATCTGAATTTAGTAATATTTTTGAATTATACAAGAAAAACATAGTGAGCCTGCTAGACTTGATATAAAAGAAAATAACAATGATCTTAATATTAAAGGGAAAATAAAATGGCAGAATTAAAAGGAAAGAATTTACCTCTTGGTATCAAAATAACATTTCTTTCAATGAAGACTAGATTTAAATTAGTTCCTAGCTCCATTACAGGAATGTCTTTCTTAAGTCAAATCATCTCCTATCGCAGCGTTGTTCTTCCAGATTATAAAACCCCAGATGAGATAAGAGATGATTTGAAATTATTGAAGTGGACTGAAGATCCATTTGGTGGAAAACTAGATGTCATAAAGCATGCAACCTTCATGAAGCAAGCTATGATTAAAGATCCTGGTCACTCAGGTGATTGTGATGATTTTGCGAATTATTATGTTGCGAACCTGTTAAAATCTGGAATTGTAAAATCTCCTTCGGATGTTATGTTTGATTTCTTTTATTGGTATAAAGATGATTCAACAAAACAGAACAAAATAAGTGGACATGCTGTCTGTGTGTTTAAATATAAAGATAATTGGTGGTGGGCAGGAAATTGGAATAGGTGTCAACCAATGAAAATTGGTCCGGCATTGTCTGATGCTAAAGCTGAGTTTGAAAAGTATCTTGGTTATAAAATTCATATTCATTGTTCTATTTTTGTTGATAAAGTGAATGATGTTGGGACTGTATTTTATAGAGGACTTAAAGTTCGGTAATGGTTGACTTAACGTATGTTCATTTCGTATATTCGACAAACAATGGAAGATTAACAGCATGCGGAGTATGTTTGAGACATAGATGTACTGAAAATTTAGAAGAAGTTAATTGTCCTAGATGTGATCGTATTATCAAAGAAACCAATTTTTTAGAATTAATCAAGGAAGAACTTTAGTGATTGCTAAATATTTGCTCCCGTTATATAGTTTTCAAGACGCCTTCATTGGCGTTCATGTCATGGAGATGGAATATCCTTCTTGCTGGGCTAAAGTATAGTTCTGCGAAAGCACTTGATATGAGTGAATATTTCATATGAAGAGCAAGAAGGATTTTTTAAAGAAAATAAAGTGAATATATTAAATATCACTGTGCTAAACTGTAGTTGTAGGTTACAAAAGGGAGAAAACAATGTTCCTCACCATTGCGCAAATCAGGAGCCAGAAAGTTGATGTAAGTGAGTGCCCTAGCAGAAGAACTCTTATAACTCCTGATATTGAATTTGCAGTGGTGAGAATTAAGAAAGTTTACGGATCTACTGTTATTTCATCAAAGAACCGCGCTGTTGTGTCTATGGTGGGTGGCATGGGTCCTGATGGGCTCCATAAGGTGAAAGTTGCTCGTTTGCCTAACAGGAATAAAGGAATTTATTTTTGGTCAGAAAATGGTAGTGCATTAAATTTTGGAGTTTATGTCTCGTTGAATGATACAATTCTTAGAATTTATTCAGAGGATGTTAATTTCAGTGATGGGCTTAGACCTACTCCGCTCGCTACCTATACAGTAGGAGGTGCTAAAGATTATAATATTTCAATTAGATTCCATCAAGGTCTTTCGCCTATTATTAGATATATAGATCAAGATGGAATATTGTATCAAGCAAAGAATCTTAATGAAGAAGAACATGATGAATATGATGAATATGCAGAACTTCATCGCGCTGCACTTTCCAGAGGTCAACCATAGGGGTCCATAGCTTAGAGCCTTAAAGCATCCCACTTTTAATGGGAGGATCGTGGGTTGAAATCCCACTGGACCCACCACTACCGTGTAGGGAATAAGATGGTTTCGTGCCCCATCACGGCGAATTCTAACAGCATGAAGCCTACTGAGTATGAGCGGTGAGTGACTCATACGTTTTTGAAACACCTAGCAAGACCAGTCCTCAACATGGTGCTGAAACCAAGAAAATAGGTGCATTATGATCCGCTGAATAAACCTGTACGACTAAGGTTAAGAGTACTTCGCGAAACAGTGTAGTCTAAAGTCGAGGTTGTAAAGCTGAGTGCAGGCAGCTTAATTCCTGCACATGATGATTGCTGTCGTTTAACAGGTAAGACAGTATGATGTTCTCATACGTATACAGGTTCAAGCCCTGTCAGCAATCCACTACTTATTGGGAGATTAAAATGCCTATTATTTCTGCTGATGATTATTTTATGAAAGACGGAAAATACAATTTTGATCCTAGGCTTTTGTCTGAGGCTCACAATCATTGCTTCAAGACTTTTGTTAATAGGTTTGATCATAATTATAATTACGGTATTTCTGAAGTGATTATTATGCGGGGTATTTCTGGAAGTGGAAAATCTCGTTATACTGAACAATATTATGCCAAGTATTGTTTTGATATGATTCCTAAAACTGATTATCCTCTTCCGATTATTATTGATAATACCAATCTTGAAGCATGGGAAATTGCTCCGTATATTGCGTATGCGAATATGAAGAAAGTTCCTTATACGATTGTTGAAATTGTTGTTTATGAACAAGACCTTGCCAGGATTGCTGATCGTAACCAACATAGTGTTCCTTATGTTAGTATTCAGAAACAATATGAAAAGTATATGAAATCTAATCTTCCTCCGTTCTGGAATGTTAAGCCTATCTCGTGTTCTTTTTAGATATGCTCTCGTAGCTCAGTTGGATAGTACCATATGTCTATTCCTGGTAGGAGTGATAGAGAATATAGAGAAGAAGAATATAGTAAATGGATTTGCGCGCCCATAACTTAATGAATAAAGTAATGACCTTCTAAGTCATAAATCTGGGTTTGATTCCCAGTGGGCGTATTTAAGATGTTTATAAGGAGAAATACTATGTCTTATAATGAGAAAGAAGATTTAGAGGATATGAAACAAGTAAACAAAAAATCAAAGAAAAAATCTAAACCTCCAAAATCAGAGATGATGTCTGATCTTACAGTTGATGATTGTTATGAAATGATTTGGGAGTATGAACAAACTGTAAGAAAAATGTGTGCTCATTCTTGTCTTGATAATCCTTATACTGCAGAAGATGAAAGACTTCATCAAAAGGGTCAAGCGTTAAGAGAAAAAGCAATTGAACAACGCCAGAAAATTCAGAACATTATGATGTACGGAATTAAAACAGAAACAAAAGAAGAAAGTAATACTGTTTATATTGTGATGTGTGGAAGTGAAATTATAACTATTTTTAGAAAAGAAAATAATGCAGCAGAATTTGTGACAAAAAAGAATATTGGAATTAATGGTAGTTGTGCTCCATATTGGATTAAAACTGTTATTTTCAATAAGAATGAAAAATGAATAATGCTGTAAGGATTGCTGTATCGGCTGCTCTTTCTGGTCCTCCTCGTAGATGCAGACATGGTGCGGTGATTGTTAAAGGGAATAGAATTATCTCTGCGGGATTTAATTCTTCCACAAAAACACACTCTGGTGTTTTGAAATGGTTTAAGTATGCCATTCCACATGCAGAAATGCACGCGGCTCTTAAAGCCGGATTTGATTCTTGTTATAGGGCTGACCTTGTGGTTGTTCGCCTTATGGCTGACGGATCTATAGGTCACTCTAAGCCGTGCTTCAAGTGCGTCAGGATGGCTGAGGATCTACAATTGAGGCGTGTATGGTACACCAATAAGGATGGCGCTCTTGTGATGCTCTGAATCTGTATCAGGAGACGATATGAAAAGAATTACAAAAGATACAATTGTCTATACTAGATATTATTGTAATAAAGGAATAAATTCTTCTGATGTCTCTATAGATCTGAAGCATTGGGGTCCCATGTTTGATGTGTATGATGATGGTGTTGAGGACGAATATAATCACGATTATATTTTAGATGTTATGTTGGGGATAAATAAGAAAGGAAATCTTAGCAATAGTTTTTATCTTTCTTGTATAAAAAGAACATAAGATATTTTAATAATGATAAAATTACACTTCATTGTGTTATGCTGCCGGTAGGGTAGCAGTAAATAGGGAGATACTAATGAAGATATTTTTAGCTGATGATGCTGGTAATCTTCATCTCGTTGTTGATAAAATTTCTAAATACTATCAACAGCGTTTTCATCTTAATGATTTGTTGGTTCTTGATGAAGGGGATCCAATGGATGCAGTAGAGATACTTAAGGATATTCATACAACTATTAAGCAAATTGAAGAAAAAGAAGGAAGAAAATGATTGCAATCACATACTACAAGGATGGAAAAGTAAACGCACAAATTCTTGGTGAAAATTTTGAATCAGGAAAGAAGATGGTAAGTTCTGTAGCATTTGATCATGGTTTGAGTGTAGACGAAAATCATCACGTTGCTTTTAAGAAACTTCTTAAACAATTATCACAGTGGAGTATTTTCAATACTGGATTGTATTATTATTCTGGTTATGAAAAGGGAAATATTTATATGTTCATTAAGAAATATAAGAATATTATTATAAGACAATCAGATTACTGTCATGGTCAGGAACATTATTCAATTTATCTTTTGGGTAAAAGGAGAAATAAAAATGTCTAATACTGAATCTAAAAACAAAAACTATTGCTCCCAATGTGAAACGCACACTACAGAGGAGAGGTGCTTGGTGTGTAATAAGACCTTGCTTGCTGATATCGAATTTGTTAATGATATGGCTAAGGAACATTTTACGGATACAAAAAAGAAAGCTGAAGAGATGGGAATGTTGGTTAATTTTGAAAACCAAATGAATGTTCTACGTTCTATTGCTTACAACAATAAAAGTAAGGTTGTTCTTTCAAAAGATTTTGCGCCGCTCAGTTTTAATTTCTTTATTCCTGGTATGTATAACGGTGGTTTGATTTTTCACGGAAGTCATGATGGTTTTGGTTCTGGCTCAGCACCAACATTTGCTGTGACTATGAATGCAACCAGAGGGTGGTCTATTCATACATGAGCAATATCTTATGAAAATAGAATTCATTGCTGCTTGTCATATCCCTAGTGCATAATGAATTTATAGTGAATATTTTTTATTTCATTATGGTATATTGGTAACAACAAACAACAGGGATAACACATATGGCTGATAACTTTAGTCTATCAGTAACATCTGGAAGACCAAGTCACCTAAAAGCTGCTATCCAGATGGCTATGGATATTCATACCTCTGCTGTCGGTTGGGCAGTCGTTCCAACTAAGGGTTTTGTTCTGTACTGGTCTCATGCTGAAGGCATACATCAATTCCCTGTTCCGCTCAAAAATGTAGAAACATTGGCGGGTTTTGTACGAGACTGGCTGGAAGTACAGGATTATGGAGCACAGCCCGACCATGATGGAAGTAATTCTAAAGGTTTCACAGTTTATAATGAGTCGTGGGGACATGTAAATGGACAGTGGCAAGCATTTGTGGCTATTAAACCGGAATGGATGATACACGGAAAATAAGTAGACACAACAGGGAGAATACTATGCTTACTTGTGATGAGTGTGGAGTAAATGAAGAAGAAACTGAACTTATTAAGTGTAAGGGCGAAATAATGCTTTGCGATGAATGTTACTTTGAGTTAGATGCAGAAGATGAAGATGAGGACGAAGATATTCAATTCAAGAACCAAGACTCAGCTCTTCGCGCCGCTACTCCAGACAACCCACGTATTTATCCCTGTCCAACATGTAGAGCAGAAAATACTTTAACCATGAAAGATGTTAATCTTGGATATCAGTGTGATGAATGTGCTGATAAACTCGAGTATGGCTATGAGGATGTGCTATGATAAAACTCGAGTGTGGTTATGACTGGTAAGCTGATTAAGCATTCAGTCGAAATAGAATACACTATGTTGGATCCTGTATTTTGTGAAGCGAATTTTCCATTAAGTATTATGAATAAAGTTATTCAAGAAGTTTCTAAAGAACTTAATCTTAAAATGAAAGAGAATTATAGTTTTGATATGAAAGTGATTTATAAATATCTTTTTCTTGAAGCTACTGAAGATGTATTTGTTATTCAAGCAAAATTGAATAAGTGTTTTAATGAAATGAATAATGAATGTTTTTCTTTGTTTGTTCATAGTATTTACCCTATGATAGAATCATGCGAGAAGTGTTTTACGGTTCGTGATTTGAATGAAGAGAAGTGTACCCTGTGTGGCCATACTACTTTAAATGGAGGAATCTGGGATGGATAAAAACTCTGGCATTAAGATTGAAAGTAATGAACATAATAATTTTCATTTGTATCTTGCAAAAGATGTTTTGGATTTTGTTTTGAAGATTTATAATAATGATAAAATTCTTAAAAATGTCGAGAGACTTCTTAAAAAAGAATTGACTATTGCTGAAGAATATGAATGTTCTTTTGAAGGGATGTCGAATAAAAACTATATTGACTCTAGTAGAATTGTTATTATTCTTAAAGCAAGACAAGAAGAACTCAAGAAGATTATCAGAGAAGATTTGATTCAGCTTGGGTATACTTTTTACGAGACCATTGTTCGTTTGTTTCCTAAGAATTTTTTGTGAATAAGACCTCCTGTAGCTCAGTGGTTAGAGCACATGCCTTAAAAATATGTGAGAGTGTATGAAACAGTCAGAAATTAAAAAACATTTTATCAAGTGTAAGATAGATGGATGCGAACATAAATTTATATCCACTAAGGGAATCGCTCAACACGTCAGGTACACTCACGAATCTGATTTAGTTATTGTGGGTCAATATTTTTATGTTGAAAAGTTTAATTATTTCAGGATACCTTGGAAATGGCTGAGCGTAGATTGGAAAAAATTTGTTCTATTGATGAAGAATAAATGGTCTTGTCAGGAATGTGGTTTTGATAAAAGAAGAGATAATGGAGGTGTTATATTAGAAATGGACCATATAGATGGAAATCATAACAATAATTCTAAAGAAAATTTAAGAATATTGTGTCCTAATTGTCATGCAATGACTTTAAATTTTAGAAATTGGGGTAATAAACAAAATCTTAAAAGATCTACAAGGAATATAGGAAAAATTATTCCTCGTAGAAAAGGTCGTAAAAATAAATTTTATGTATCTAAGAGAACATTAACTGAATTAATATGGAAAAATGGATTAACAGGTACTGCTAAACTTTTTGGTGTAAGTCATACAAGTATTGCAAGAAGAGCAAAGAAATTAAGAATAATTATTCCTGATGGTAAAACTTCTTATGAGTATAGAAAAAATAAATATAAAGAACTTTTTGGAAAAGAATTACCTTGATGGCCTATAGTTCAAAGGTTAGAACGGGGTCCTTATAAGACTCTAATTCCGGTTCAATTCCGGATAGGCCTATGTGATTCTTGTAAAGGAGAAAGACATGACAAAATGCCAACGTAAAGATTGCACATCGGGTAAACCAGGAGAGTATTTACCGAGACTTGTATTTCATCCTCCTGGTGGGCCTATTAAAGATCCAGCACATGCCATACTCAATCTTCTGACATGTTCTGATTGCAGGAATAAAGCTGACTTACATAAAGAATTTTTAGGAGAAGAAGCAAAGAAGAAATTGAAAACAGCTTTTAAAGCAGGAAAGAAGGTTGTACCTGATTTTTCCTTAACTGAATTAGAGTGGGTTGAGGCAGAAAAATTTGAAGGCAAATTTTAGAGAATAAAATGAAAAAAAGATTTTTAATGTTGATAATTGTGTTTGTTCTTTGTGCTAGTGTGGCAACACTAGGCAAGCCCCATCACGAAAAATTGTGGTTCTCATATTATGGAGATAGAATAGAGTTTGTACGAATTGATGATTGTTTCTATATTTTTATGAATGTATATGAAACTTTATTTGAAGGATGTATTTAGTGTGAGGAGTATTTATGGAACACTATGTGGGTCGTTATGAAGTTTATAGGCATCAAAGGTTGCTTTTTCGTACAGATTCAATAAAGTCTGCTGTTCGTTGGGTTTTGGGCTTACCATATGGTCAGACAGCGCCTATATTTGATACAGTAGAGCATAAGACAATATTTGTTCAAGGAAGATGGAAATATTAATTAATCATATGGGAGTATGCCGGAACTGGTCTACGGAAAAGACTTAAAATCTTTCGGTCCTCAGGGACCTTGAGGGTTCGAATCCCTCTACTCCCATTCCAGTATTTTATATAGAATTAAAGTTATGGCCCGAATCCCAACTGGATGCTTCAGCGGAGCAGTGGCCTAGTGGATGAAGACCGGAAACGGCATTCATTAGGAGGAAGTTAACACCAGACGGTCAAGACCATAGATAGTAAAAATTCCGGTGGACCAAAGAAGCTATGCAGGGAAGCCAAGCTCCATTGGTGTTGAAGCTGCATGGTGCCGCAAGGCAAAGCGCGAGAAAGGCGCGGGAGTAGTGTGAAGCCAACATGAAGGCTCAAACCCGGCGGAACCAGTGGAATAGCTGGTTCGTTTTTATTCTGTCCTGAAGACTCTACGAGGAGACTGGATGATCATAATAAATCCAAAAGAAGCTATTGTTGTTTTTGGATCAGGAGATATTAGAGTAAGCACTGCTGCATCTTCTGGGTCTGGAAGTTTAGATGAATTTGTTTTATCTTCTGGTGATTATCGCCCTATAGGATCATTAGTTCCTGTACCTCCAGGAACAACTGTTGCAGATCTTAAAGAACCTATGGTGCGTTTGTTGTTTTCTAGAGTTACATCTGTAGATGTAGTTATTTCTCAACTTACACGCTTGAAAGAAACAATGATTAAAGCAGGGCGTGGGCAGCCAGTATCAGAGGAAATTCATGACCCTTGAATTAAAAAATATTGTGGAAACTTGTAATGCTGGAGTTCATAAGAATGAATCTCATTACAAGCAAGTATTGCAGGCATTATCTGAGAAATATAAAATTGGCGAGACTTTTGAGAAACATGGATATTTGCGAAACTGGATGCTAGCCGAGAGATATTATATGTATCTCCTCGCTTATTCCAGTCTTGTAAGTGATAAAAATATTTTAGAATTAGGAACACAAACAGGCGCAGGAACAGTTTGTTTTCTTTATCCAGGAAGAAGAGTGTTGACTGCTGATGTAAATACGGGCCATATTTCTAAAGAAGTTCTTATGGAAAAAAATATATTAGTAAGACATTTAAGAAATGCTGATGAGTGTACTGATTTTAAATTTTATGATTTTGATACCATTTTTGTAGATATAGGTCATGACGGACATCATGAGCTGAGAATTCATAATGAATTAATGAAGCAAAAATTTAAGGGAATTGTTTTGTGGGACGATATAGAATTGAATGAAGAAATGGAATTATTTTGGAATAAAATTGAGAATGAAAAAATTGAAACAAACTGGCACGCCGCATGCGGATTTGGAATCGTGAAGTATGGTTAAAGGTCTCGTTGTTATACTTATGCTCAAGAATGAAAATAAGTATGTGTATGGCCCTGGAGATCAAAAGCCTGAACATACTATGCTTGAGCAGGTTTTAAATCACCTTCATTTTTGCGAGCATATTATCATAGCTGATGGTATGTCTGATGATGGCAGTGATGAAGTTTATAAAAGATATAAGAATGTTAAGGTCTTTCAACAAGAGACACCATTTAACGAAAACAATATCCTTAATAGTCTTCTAGACTATGCTCGTAAATACACAGATTCAAAATGGGTTTTGTATCTTGATGGTGATGAGATTTTAGAAAACCTAGCTATTCTCTATATTAAGAAATTCATAAAGTTTAATGATCCAGCCATCAGACATACTGTTAGGTTTGGATATATGAATTTGTGGAGAAGTAGAACCAAATATAGAACAGATAAATTTCATGATCAGCTGTCAGGAAAGTTTTTCAGTTTACATCCTGATTTGAAAAGTTTTGGTTCCGCATACAACAACCACCATTTCGCTTTTGGAACAATAGATAATTTTGGGAACATATATAATTCTAAGACCTATGTTGTTCATTATGCCTGGGTAGATTGGAATCATATTGAGAAAAAATATAAGCAATGTGTATGGATGGAAACAGAGTTGAATAAAAAAGATGCAACTGAAGCAGAAAATATTTGTAAGGTTATTCTAGATGAAGAAGGTATTCGTTTAAATACTTTGTCTAAATTCGACATAGACGGAGATGTATAATGTCTGAGACATGGTATTATGGTGATGTTTATTCAGATAAAATTGTTCCATTTATTGTTGAGAAAAGTACAGACCATACTGTCTGGACTAAATCACGTTGGCCTGTTTCTGTTTCAAATACAGAATCAAAATCAAATAAACTTATTAGACATAAGATCACTGATGATGGAATTTTTATACGCAGGACAAAGAAGGAAGTTCTTGATTGTTTAATTATTGAATTAGATCATAGAATTATGAAATACAAAATAAAGATAGATGCAATGGCAGCACAAAAGAATTTACTTAAATCTTGTGCGAAGGATACAGAATGAGTTTTACTCCATTTTCTAAATTGTTTCATACGAGAAATAAAAAAGATGCAGTACCTAGGAATTTTAGTGGTAATTTAGCCACTGGAGTTATTTGGATTCTAGTCAATGGATCTTTTTGGTTTCTTATCTATCATATTCTTACACCGTAACCTGGAGATAAAACTTGAAAAAACAAAAGCAATTGATCCAAGAAGATAAAGCTATTGATCTCATCTCATGGGTAGACTGTAATGGCGTTACATGGTGGACAGAGCGCAATAGAAAAGATAAGATGAAGAAAATAGCAAAACTGTATAATGTCATACCGCCCTACGGTAAGGTCAAAAATATTCGCGCAGTATCTGAAACAGCGCATGGTGGTGTTCGCACCTGGACCAATACAGAAATAACAAAGAGACGCCATACTTACATGGCCCTGACGTCATTGTTCCAGATAACCCTCTGAGATAAGTTTATTACTAAGGGTTGGTTGGGTATGCCTTGCTTGGTAATAATACATCTGAGGCCAATCTTGTAATCTTCACATAGTCTAGCCACACTGTGCCATTGCAGTGTGGCTTGTTTTATTAGAATGCAAATCTCGACCATTTATTTGGTTCCATTATTAGCAGAACGAAATACCTCACAGCGAGTCATTGAATTAAGATCTTAGATTGCTAGAAATTATACTGAAAAAATATATTTTTCATTATGGTACTATTGGTTACACACCAAACTAAGGAGTTAATATGGTTAAGTCCAACAAGGAAAAAGGCGTTAAGCTGAAGTTAGAAATGGATTGCTGTGGTGTTCCAAAGAAAGGAGATGGTCTTGTTTTAAAAGCTGTTTTGACATTAAATAAAAATAAGACTATAAAAAGTTTTACATATGATTCAGGAGAAAAAGACGATTATAATACTGTAATGGATCTTTTTGGTTTCAAACTGGAATTAGAATTCTCTGGGCCTTTTGTTGTTTATGAATTTTTTGCTGCAAATGGAGATTTATTATGGGAAGGTGGCGGCACATGGGACCAAATTGCTTTTATGAAAATTCTATATAATGGTGAGCAAAATAAGGAGGAGTGAACTATGTTGCTAAAATCAAAATCAAAGAAAAGACTAACCAGTAAAATGGTTATCAGTGGACTGAAAAAACAAAAAGCAATTCCTGTTGCTGGGTGTTTTGATCAATTTATTACTATAGATGAAAAAACTTGTTATGGAATGTGTGCTCTTGGTGCTGTGTATGGCCCTGATGGTCCTAGTAAAATCGAATCTTCATCATATGTAGAAGGTGTTGCTGCTGGTTTTGATGATAATATTTGTTATATTGATTATATTGATAATTATAATGATAATGAATTAATTGAATTTTTAAAAGGTTTTTGTGATGGAGTAAAAATTCATGTGGATGCTTTGAAGGCTTTTGGTTTTCTGACTAAGGAGTAAAAATGACTACAGAAATTATTAATATTGACGGTTCCAGGAAGAAGGTTGAAGGAAAACTTTCTCTCAAGCAGATGCAGGAAACTGTCGGAGGATATGTTGAATTTGTCAGGGTTAATATGCATAACAAGAAGGGTTGCTTTTATCTTATTGTGAATGAGGAAGGTTTGTTAGAGAATCTTCCACCTAATAGGGTGGCGAGTGAAATTGCCAAGAGGCCAATCGTAGGTACTGCAATTCTTACTGACGAAAGGTAATTCATTATGGGACTCGATATGTATATTTACGGTGTCGGCCGTGGAAGAAAAGAATATATTCTTGGAGGATACGAAAAATATATTTCAGATGTAAATGAATTAGCGTATTTTAGATCAGAATATAATTTGAATGAAGAAATTATTAAAGCATTTAGAGATAGTGTAAATGTAGATATATTATCAGACATAGATGGTCGTTTTCATGTTAGAATAAGTTTTGGAAATTCAGAGCCATTAGAATCATGTCTTCTTGGATACAAAAAGATTAGAGGAAATTTTTATTCTGATTTGAATAAAAAAATTATGAAAAGTTATATCAAAAAAATCCAAAAATGGTTGAGAAATAATGCAAAAGATGGTGGACGTATTGAGTATTATGCTTCTTGGTAACCACAGAAAGGATATATGTCAGTCAAACAAGGTAAGACAATATTTGTCTTATTGAATGCGCTTGTTGTGATTTTAATTCTATTAACTCTTAATGGATGTGTGTGTGTTTCACTGATAGCTCCATTCACCTGTGATGCTGCTTACTCTGGAGCAAAATGGGAAGGAAATGAAGCAGTACGTTTTACATACAGGCAGAACAAGACCACACCACGTGGTATTAAAGTAGATGATAGATCAGGTGAGGTTGACCTCAATAAGATCGATGAGATCGCAGAGCGTGTTGCTTCTTGCTTATCAAAAAGACATAAAAGAGAAATTCGTGTCACCCACTGCGGCCTAAGAGTTCTTATTGCTCCAGATTGGACAACAGTCAATGGAGTAGAGATATTCTCATTCAATAATTTAGAATACACTGGTGCCCTACAGAACCCGGCAACAGCAGTCTCTTCTCCAAATCTTAAAAGTCTAGGTCATGAGTTTGCGCATTTGTTTCTTGGTGATTCACAGCATAATGAAGATACACGTATCTGCGGTGATATGATTTTTTAACCTAACGAACGACATAACGGAGTTACACCAATGAGATCAGTTTGCTTTGTTCTTTCTATGGTTGTTGTTTTTGGATGCAATGTGGATAAGAATGTTTCTGTAACTGTAGATGCAGGAAAGAAAGCATCAAGCAGTAGCAGTCATTCTGTTTCAAGCAGTGGTGCCTTGGTTGATGGTGGATCCCGTATTGTTTCTGACATGTATGATGGCGGTATGTCTGCTGATGCAAGTGTTGATGCAGGCCCAACCAAGAGACTGAAGGTTGGTCAGTTCACCAATGCAGAAGGTTTGAAGTTCACAACTGTGACTTTGTTTGATACAAAGTTAAAGGCTCTGTGTCAGCCATCTGCAGACTCTAAGGGAGTTTTTAGATGTTTTCCGAGCGGTTCATATAAGGCGCCTACCTATAGAGGTATGGATCCCAAGACTGGCGAATGTGTAGAAGAGATTATTGTTGCTCCTGATATGAAGGATGCTAGCCAATCTATTGCAGGTATCCAGAGAAACGGGGCACCAAGTATTCATAAGATTGGATCAAAGATTATTACTGCTCCTAAGTATTGGATAGAGATGAAGCCAAATGATTCTAAGAAGAAGTGTATACCTCAAGATACTCCACCTGATTTTATTTTCTTTTCTTTAGGTGAAGACATTACATCTAATCTAGCTGAGATGAAGTTTAATTGGGTTGATTCAGAGTAAGTTTTATTGAACATTAATAATGTCATATGTGGTATGCTTTGGTAGTGGGTTAACAGGGAGATTAAAATGAGCTACTTGATTCCTGCTAATATAAATGATTTTCTTATTATCTCATCAGACATGGCAAAAACCAAGGATAAAAATGTCTATGTCTTTATGAATAGAGAAACTAAAAAGATTTTTATTACTAATGAAAAAGATATAAAAGAAAACGAGCTTGAAATTTTCGCAGTCTTTTTCCCTGATGGTAAATTTGAGGTTAAAAATGAGACTCTGTAAACGAGTGTGTCCTATTGGGACAACTGGATGGGTAAGCTCGCCGAATGGCGCGCAACAAGTCGAGAAACACTTCTCAAAAGGAGAACGAGAAGGATTGTGGTATCCACTTGGAGGCAGTATCCCTATTCCAAGTAACTATCCAGTGTATGAAACAGAAGCAGAAGCAATCAATCGTAAGCCGAATAATGTTCGTATGACACAATTTCATAAAGATTTTAAGCCATCTTCATTCAAGAAGGATGGCTACACGCACGCAGAGTTAACCCATAGAGAAGATATTGAATGATCTTTAAGAACGAAAAGCAAAAGAAAATATTAATCCATGAAATTGTTTCAACGAGAGAGAAGCTAGAAAAATTGTTGAAACATAAAGAAAAACTGATGTTCGTTGCATTAGACCTATTTGATAATCAAGCATATATTGCGAAATTGTTTGGTATTTCAAGGCAGGCAGTTCATATGAAGAATAAATATAGAAAAAAGAAAACAATTGATAATTGATAGGAGGCGGTTATGTGTATTTCGCAGATTGATAAAAGTTCTCCACCAAGTAAGAGGTCTGGAGGATGGCGTAGTCTTGAGAAGCGTTTGCTGAAACGCCTGCGTCGTCGCCTCGGTAAGCGTATGGCGCACGGTGATGAAAAGGCTGAGGGTAAATGCCTTACCCAAGGTTGGACCAACTGATTAGGTACTGAGGAGACCAAAATGGTGAAAACTAATAAGTTCGCAGATGCATTTAAAGATCATACTCCAGTGATTCATATTGGATCAGAAATTGTAGAAACGCGGTACGCTATTTATGCTGATCCTTATTGTTTGATGACACTTGACAATAAAGACACTGGTGAGGATTGTCATCATGTCGCTAAGGTCGGTGAAAATAAAGTATTGTTTACTGGTGATCTTAAGAAGTGTGAGCGACGCGCTCGTTTGTTGTTGCTTGCAGAGAGCCAGAACGTTGCAGCGAAATTGGTAAATAAGTCTGTGGCGTATAGTATTTATAAAAGAGGAGAAACAGAATGGAAGCTCGGTAAGATAAAGTCTGTCCATATTATAAAGATACGTGGCAGATTTAGTATTGATAAGTATATTTTAAAGATAAATGTTTGTGATACAAAAGGCAAACCTGTCTATGCGAACCGTGTACGATTTATCAAAGACCATAATATTCCTGCATTCCTGAAAATGTCTCGTCAATTGTATGATATTGAGAAAGCTTCGCGAAAACTTGATAAGAAACTTGAAAGTCTTTTGGGAGAACACGCAGAGACAGTACGATAAGGATATTAAATGGCAAAAATTTCTAAACCTGTCACAAAGTCTGTAATTAATCCAGATAATTCGTGGCGCACAATGCTACGTGCCCGCATTGGAAAAATAAAGGTACGTTTCTATTGGGAACCAAGAGATATATGGATTGGATTATTTTGGGATACACGAGGATTTGACATTATCTTTTGGATTTGCTTTATACCATGTTTCCCATTGCAGTTTGTTTGGTCAACTAGAGAAGAGTTGCATTGTCAATGTGGATTCCGTCATGGTGCAGAACAGCCAGAGTGGTGTAAGCGTCTGCTTAGATCAGAACATCTTGTTGAGGCACTGCGTGGCTATATAGATAATCCACTCATACAGCAACGTGTATTGCACGAATATTTCAAACACAATCCACCGAAGAAGAATAAATGACAAAACAAAATAAAGATCCTTATAGGGTTTATAAGAAAAGATCAACATCAGACAATACCAGTCATGCATTTGGTAGAGTTAGGGTAAGAAGGATAGAAAAACATAATTTTCCTGTAGTGTATTCAATTGAATTTAGTGGCTCTGCAGAAGAAGAAGAAAATATGATGCGGATGGGATGTGTAATGATGACGCCAGGAGAAGCAGATTTTGTTTCAGAAGTAATTTGTAGATGGAGAACTGAATTCAATGACGAAACCAAATCAAGAAAATGAAGAAGAATTTCATATAGAACTTAGAGGACGGAGACTAAAATGATGCCCGGAGAAACTATATCCACTGGAGCAAGACCACAGTGTGAAGATTGCCATAATACTTCTGAATTTAAGGTATGTCGTAGTCCTGCCGGTTATTATATCGGCACATATTGCGACTGCGGACCTTATTCTAGAGAGTCTGATTACTATAATACAGAAGAGCAAGCAGAAGAAGCACTGAAGAATAAAACATTCAAAAGATCATGAATACTGGAGAGCAAATGACTACAGGGACGAGCAGTGAGAAAGATCATAAGAAAATGATTTCATTACAGTTGGCTATGTATGCAAAGGAAATTAAAGAGTCATCTGAAATTATTAAATGTGATATGAAAAATGATGTTACTCTTAAAATTAATGAAGATTCAGGTATATCAGATCAGGTATACCATATTCATATTGATATTGAATTTAAGAAAGATTGAAATAAATGAGACCTGAAATAGAAAATTTAATTAATGAATGGCGCCAAAAATTAACTCGTGTGGAAAAATTGAAAAAAGAAATAGAACTTATACGAAATGAAATTAAAACTGATGAAGATAAAATCGTAAATATTATTGCTCCGGAAGATGCAAAGGTTGGAGAAAAATTTGCTATGTGGATGAGAACAAAACATGAAACTACAGAATTCTTTTTTGAAGTTGAAATTACTTCTTATACGGATGAACATATCAATGATTCTACTGTAGTGAAAAGAAAGTTTTTTGGAAAACTTAAAATAAGAAATGAAACCTATGTTGGTACATGAAAGGAAGTGTGTGAAATGCTCACTAAAAAGATGAATATGGAAATACTAGGGGCAGTATTGGCAGTTTTGATTGGTTGCGTTGTGGCTTGTTTACTCCCGCTGGTATTTATGTCAGATGCTAAAGCTGATAATGTTGCAGCAGATGTAAAAATTGTAGAACTTAAAGATAATATAATCTTATGTAATGGCAATATTTCTGGAACAACATGTACTGACTATGGCGCAATTAATGTTCTTGATGCGTACCGTCGTCGTCATAATTTTTTAGCGAGAAATGAACTTGTTTGGGCATATATTCCAACCACAGCTAAACTCGCTGTTGCTATTTCTGCATTTGATGGTGGATGGTCATTACGTTGGGATCCAGAATTTTGCAGGACTACAGGGGATGGCGGCGTAGATTGCGCTAAGGGATACAATGAAAAATAAATCTGCTTTTGAATATATTTGGACTTTTTTTCTGGTCTGGGTCGGTGTGATGATTGTGTTTGGGATGTTCATTGATTACTTCTTCAGATAACCACAAGGATAAACAATGCCAAGGAAAAAGTCTTCATTGGAATATATTTATATCATTTATGGATTACAGTATTATAATTTCCATAGAACTAAAACAAGTTCAGGAAATTTTTCTGGAGAACAGTTTATTGCTAACGTCTGTCTTAAAACAGAAGAAGAAGCAGATCATTATTGTAGACTCAATAACGACATTAAGCGTGGCTTGATGTTTTGGTGGCAGAAGGTTATGGTCGGGAGGGTTGTAGATTACCCTAAGAAGCGCGCAACTTAAAAACCCATGCCCTGGTATGCCTTGCCTTACAAAAACAAATTCTAAGGCATCCTTGGTTGTTTGACGATAGGTTGGAATGCGGCTGCAAAGGGCAATGCTTTACATGTGGAGGCATAATGATAAAACCACCAAACCATGAATCAACTATAACCACCATGGATGCTAACGATATTAAACCAGGAATGCATATTTTGGTTCGAAGTAATGACTATTATGAGGTGTTTCTCGTTAAGAAGGTACACGGAACAACAATAGAGCTAACCATGTGCGAACATAGCAGGTTGCGATGGTGGCTGCATTACATCATAATCCAGATACGCTGGCGGGCATGGGTGATGTGGGGTTGGTGTAAATGGGCAGTGAAAGGGTTTCCATGATCAGAACAAAAGATGGTGGTCTATTGTGCTGCCCTAAATGCAAACAATCTGAAAATGGATTTACACAACGTGAGAAAGGTGTTATCGCAATAAGAACAATGTTTTTTGATGGTGATGGCGGAGAAATATACGATACTGATTTCGAACATACTAAGCCTTCTAATACCGGAAAATGTAATGAGTGTGGACATATTTTTATTGTGAATACGAAGAATATATGACAGAAATAAAACTTACACAACGTTCAATAAGAAAATTAATTCAGGCATTTGCTAGATCTAATGTCCCACAATATTACACAGAAGAAGATTGGTTTCGTGTTGATGGTATGATGATTTGTTCTTGGTGTGGTTATAGTTATATGGAACATCCTGATACAGATTTTCCAACACTGGTTCGTTTATGTGATGGACAACGTGTAAAGGTATGAGGATAATATGCCTAAGAACAGAAGGCCAGTAGGTATTATTCTTGATGAACTTCTTGAGATTAAAATGGAAGAACCACAAGCAGACTCGCCACCTGCTGAAGTCCTTACTCCACTTTGCCAATGGAAAGGAACTGGTAGGTGTGACTGTTTGAGGTGCGCTATAGATAAATGGGTTATACGGAGACAACAGAAATGAATGGAATATTATTATGTTTCTTTTTGACTATTGGGTCTGTGCTTACATTTAGATTTTCAATGGATGTTTTATATGAAGAATTTTATGATCTAGGATTAATATTATTTGTCTTATCTCTTACTGTTTTAAGGACTGCCATGGGTGTTGCCGAAGTATTAGACTCGAGAAATTTATAGCTTGCATTATTAGCATCTCAAAAGACTGCTACCTTTATTCGTATTTGTATTTCTTCATGAGTTTTCTAACGCGATCAATTTCTTCCTTACTGTGCGGTGTGCCTCCAGAGTTCATCTGGATATACCAAAGCAAGACATCTCTGTAGTCTTTAAGGCTGTTGACATGCCATTGAAAGCATGGTCCGGTCATCCGCATTTTGTCTGTATATTCTTTAAACAGATAGTTAAATGCAGGAATTTTGTTGTCTAGAAACTTTAGAACTGCTGTGATTCTTTGTTTACCATCAACAAGAACCATATCAGTGTAGTCACCCTTCAGGAAATTTGGGCAGTTGATGTAAACATCTGATCCTGCCATACCTACCCTGAGTTTGTATTCAACAAATTCTATTTGCTGTTGAACAGTCCATACATGACCCCTTTGAAACTCGGGGTCCATGTTGATATTTTGTCTTTCAATGTGGCCCTGCAAATGGTCCCATGGGATATCAACTTTATAATTCCCTGAACCAATTAGTTTTGGAATCCCTTTAAAAGTTGGTGAAATTATAATGGACATGTTTTACTCCTTTTTGTTTGATAGTGTAGCAGGAAATTCACTTGCATAGATGGCTTTTCTATCATAAACCCCAGTCACCAAAATATTGAGGCAATATCTGTTCCCTTCTCCAATAATGTATGTATCTCCGCTTGTAGAAGAAAACCAGAAATCTTTTTCTTTATTAGCAATAAGGAATTTTTTATATTCTTCGACAATCATATCAATCCATCTTTGTTTTGTCTTATTGGTAATTTTTTCAACATTTGGAAAATCTTTGTAGTGTGTAAAGTCTTCAAGTTTGAATTCAGACATGACATTCTCCTTTTCAGTTGGTAGAGAAAAAATGGTAATAATACAGACTTTCAAAAGCATTTCTAAGAAAATCATCAAGGTATCGCAAATTATGTTTTTCGATCAATTTATCAATATCATCCTGCTCTCCAATTACAAAATCATTCATTGCTTCAGTGCCAAGACCAATAATTCTTATAGCTTGTTCTTCAATTAAATTCATATTTTCTTCTTTTTCATTTTCAGGCCACTTAATATTCTTCTTCATACTTAAGCCATTGTCTTTAGCAAGAAGCTTAAGAATTTTGTAGGTGTTTGGATATTTTTCCATTGTCTTCTCCTGCTTGGTGGTTAGATTCAAAAATCAACATGAAGTTCTGGTTCTTGAGAAACTTGTTTTTCATTAATCTTAATGAACCACGCACCATCAAATTTTGCGTTTATATCATAATTAAAAATTTTCATGACATTTGAAATTTCGTAATTTGTATCAGAACAATTTTTTGAATAGAAAATAATTGTATCTTTATCGCACTGTTCATTAAAAAAAGACAAAACCAGGACATCTTCGTTTGCATAATTAATACTGAGATCTCCATTACCTCCTTCAAGGAAATACTCGGTATCATCAAAAATAACTGGAACTTTCCTATTTGGCCACATAAATTCTATGGCCTGCCCTACGGTCTTGAATCCAGAGTTAGCATCTGGATTACCTTCTGCATCCGTCATACATTGTTTACAGCATACAAAATCATTACGAGTTGGACACATATTTCCAGCATGGATTGTGGCGCCGCAACCATAACAGCCTCCCATAAATGGAAGGCCGCATTTGCTTGTGTCTGCCATGCTGATTGTATCGTTTTCTGATTTATTGAGAAGACGCCTCGTGATATCAAGAATGGTAATCATTTGTCTCTCCCGTTGTTTGCAGGCGCCTATCCCTGCATGCGGCTGATGGGGCTTTTTGTCCTAACCCCAAGGCAAGAAATATCTAGTTTCAATCTTTTTTAACCCATTTCATACTAATGACGCTCGGGTAATACATGCTTGGAGCATAATGATATCCACCACTAACTTTAAAACCTTCTTCTTCCACATACACCTTACCTGTGGATCCAGGCTTATGCGGTGGTGTCCCTGAGATCAACTTAACACTTTCGCCACGGCCTGTTTTGTATTTCTCTCCAACAATTGCTTCCCTGATAAGGCTACCATCTGTTTCATTAACCAACCACAGGGTCCAATTTCCTTCAGAAACAACTTCATTCTTGATGGATGTTTTCATTTGTTTCTCCAGGGTTGCCCTGCTGTTGTGTGCCCCACTATACATTAAGAAACACCAATAAGTTCATTTTAATTTCAGTACATAATATCATTTTTAAAAAATACTGAACTTTAGTAATTTCATTGGTTTATACTGTGGCCTACACCAAAGCACCAAAACCTTGGAGAATAAAATGCTTCGCTATATTGAGTTTACCGAATATACTGAAAACGATGAAGAGATCATCCACCGCCTCCCGGCCAAGCGCGAGGTGTGTTCTCGTTGTGATGGAGATGGGCATCATAGCAACCCTGCCATTGACGGAAACGGCATTAGCGCGGATGAATGGAATGATGAGTGGGGCGAAGAAGAGCGGGAAATGTATCTGAGTGGTGGATATGACATTACTTGCGAAGAATGTCACGGGGAGAGAATTGTGGAAGTTTTGGATTATGAAGCTGCAAAAGCTGAATATCCTGAGCTCCTGCAAAAATACCAGGATTTGCAAAACGAGAAGGCAGACTATGAGGCCATGTGCGCTGCTGAACGGCGCATGGGAGCCTAAATCTTAAACTTGCGGAGATTACAATGCGCGAAGATCCTGTTTGTAAGTCTTGCGGTAAGTCTATTTTTAATGACAAGACAGAATGTGCTGTTTGTGAGCAATTTCAAACAACAATTAAAGATTTGAAATTGAAACTTGCTGCATGCAAAGAAAATCATGATATTGATGGGAAAAATTTGTTCAGAGCCCGCCGAGAAATTGAAATGTTGCAAGGTGCATTGGAACACTACAAGACACTTCTTATGTTGGTGGATGCAGACAAAATCTGGGATGCACTTCGAGATCAACCATACCCACCCATGTTTATGAACAATGACAGGCAAATTCTTGTTCGTGCTCTTGAACAGGCTGGATATAAGGCCACAAGTAAAAGGAGTTAAGATGGCAATACCAACGCATTACGAATGCAAAGATTGTGGAGCGCGTGGAGTTAAACTCTGGCGCGAATATCAGATAACTCGACCAACACTTCTGTGTAGGAAGTGTTCTGAAATTGAACAGAAAGATAATGGATCCCCATTCCATATAAAAGAAAACAATGATCAAATCGGATGGCGAGTCCCTGCTATTCCAGATATGGTACCTGTAGGTAAGGATTGGAAGCTTCCAGATGGATATGCATTTTGGGGATACACAAGTGTCCCTGTTTTGAATATGCAGTGGTGGGAAGGTCTTGATGGAGATAGATACTTTAAGTCACCAAAATTAGAATCTTCTTTATGGAGCCAAATTCGAAATTGGTCTGAAGCGACTTTTGGTTCTGGTAAAAGAACAATTGGTTTAATTGAACACATTAGGGAAGAACTTAAAGAAGTTGAAGAAAAACCAGAAGACCTTATAGAATGGGTTGATGTGATACTGTTGGCTTTTGATGGTTACTGGAGAAATGGAGGTAAACCTGAAGAGCTTATGTCTGTTGTTGAGAAAAAGTTTAAAGAAAATCAAAACAGGAAATGGTTGCCACCTGCCCCTGATGATCAACCAAATTTTCATGTCAAAACCAAAAAGGAATAATTATGCCGAAATGTGATGGATGGTCTTGTCAAATTATTAAAACATATCATAAAGATAAAAAATTCAAGGTGCGTTTTACTAAATGCAGTGACGAACATGATGAAGGAAATGTAGAAATTGTATCTATGTCGCGTGTTGTTTTGGATTGCTTGTATTGCTGTAGACCTGTTCGTGATATTAATGACGAGAAATGTTATTCATGCGGAAATCCATGGAATGAAGAATTTGAATATGAAGAGGATGAAGAGGACAAAAAGAAAGAGAAAAGTGATTATGAGAAAGCGGTTGATCGTTCTTGGGTGAGGTGCTTTGAACATGTTCCTGGCGGTGATTATTATGAATATAACACAATGACTCACAAGCGGAGATAATCTATGCGTATGGAAGAACTTCCAAACTTTAAGAAATTTTTAGAACATTGGATCGGATACAATTATCACAACATGAAATTAAGAGAACATGTAGAAGTTGTTAGTTCTGAAGAAGAGATGTTTCGTGCTTTTGATGTTAAAATTTCTAAAATGGAAGAAAAAGAATGGCAGGCTATTTGTGTAGGAAGTGATGATAAAAATGTCAAAGAGTATTCTATTATACTTAAATATCAATGCGAAGATTTTGATGAATGGTTGATAAAACTCAATAATGAATTTGAGACATTAAATTTATTTTTTGAAAATAAAAATCCAAGCGGAAGTGGATATCTTCCTACTGCTTGGAGGCTAGAGCATCTTTTAAATTATAAAAAGAGGACTGCAATACTGTGGGAACTGCGGGAAAAATTTAAATGAACTACATTAATATCGCTGTGGTATGCTGGGTTTAGGTAGGCCACAAAAGGAGTAATTCAATGTTTATCAAATTCAAATACATTGATAATAAATACTTGCTTGATTGTGATGGCAAAGAAATTAATATTCAGGACAGTGATCACATGATGACATGCCTTGAAGACAATTCTACTATTTGCCCAGATGAATCTGGAAACAACTATCATCAAGAATATAATGGAAAGCTCTTTGTTCAAATTTTTGATGGAGAAATTAGTATTTTTCAGTGGGGAAATGAAGATTCATATATTGTTGTTTCAGATGAATTGCTTCGGCGTGGTTTTCATTTCAGTATTTAAGGAGTAAGCCAATGAGACACGTTCTTGTTACTGCTTTTCTTCGTCAAGTAGCTGATGTTTATAATTGTGTTGAAATGGTTTGTTTTGTTAATTATGACAACTGGATACCAGGAGCAAAAGAGGAAGCATTTGAATTTAAGATTCATGAGATGGATTTTCCTATGATAGGAATTGTTTTTGATTTTGATAGTGTTAGTTGTGTTCCGCACGCCACCATGGGTAATTTGGAAGAAATTTCTAAATACAACACGAAATTTGTTCTTCGTGTCAATACTGCTGAGTCTCTTGGGTATTTTATTGAAGTTGAAGGCAGGAACATTGAATACATCAAAATCCGTATTCTTCCAACTGAGGAATAACAAGGAGAATTCCAATGACTTCAACTGGAACTGATCTGCATGATATGGTCAAAGCTATTGATATGCTGAGGTTGATGGCTGCTCTCATTAAAGAAAAAGGAAGTATCCCATCTGGAGAGCTCTACGCTCTCGTGATGAACAGTTTGTCTTTGCAACAGTACGAGGGGGCTTTGAAGCTTCTTAAAGACAACAAAATTATTAAAGTCGAGAACAACCTGCTGACCTTCATCCCTGAAGAACCAAAGAAATAATTTTCCCCACCGTCCATTAGCACCCCAGCAAAGGAAGTCACGCTATGAAGAGAATCACAAGCAAGATGGTTATCAATGGCCTCAAGAAAATGAATAGAGTTCCATACCCTGGAGAATTTATTACTGATAATGACGACATTGATCCGGCTGTTATTAGTCTTCCAGGTAATGGAGGTGCTTGTGGTCTTGGGGCTGTTGGTTTTAGGGATTTTAAAAATACAAAAAATGATTATCTTAATGGATTCATATACGGATTTGATGGGGATGCCCCACTTAGAATAGCTGGAAGATCTATTAATGAAAAATTTCTTACAGGTTTTTGTGATGGAGTTGAATCACATCTCGATGCTCTTATTGCAACCAAGTATCTTACTCGCAAGTAAAGTCTAAAGGGAGAACAATAGGACTTCCAATGATACATTGTCTTATCTGTAGAATCAGAATTGCAGATGAAGATGGAATCTGTAAAGACTGTGATCTTGAAATGGCACAGGAACTTGAAGTGCTTGAAGAAATGTCTGAAGCGGAACTCAAGGCAGAACTCCATGCTGAAGGAATAGATTTCGAAAAGGATGCAGCGCGCCTTAGAGCTCATATTGAATCTGTTATCTTTGGAGTCACCAAGAAAGGGAAGACTGATGACTAAGAATATTGAAACACAAGAAGTCAAATCCTGTGGAAGCTGCCCTTTCATAAAATCTGAAATGGTGAATCGTTGTGGGAAGATGCCATATGAAAAGGACAGACATTTTCTTCCTGTCTTCAGTGTAAACTCTGATTGGCGCGCTCCCATTCCTGACTGGTGTCCACTGAGAAAACGTTCAGTGCTGGTTTCCTTGGCAAAGGGTTAGGGGGTAGTTCAACTGTTCAAGGGCATTCTACAGTCATTGCTTGGATGCCTGAACGCCCTGTCACTGCTTCAAAGCACCCTGTTCCACACATAGCCCTGGTTTGCGTTTAGGACTTTGGTCGATCTTGATCAGAGCATTCCTACGCTTTCCTATTGCCAAATCCCATTGTTTTGTTGGTTTCAAGGAATGGGAAATACGGAATCGTGGAAACTTTTTGAGTTCTTTATTATGTGATCTATTATTTATTCTGTTTCCCTGTTCTAATCTGTATTCTGGCTGAGGAATAGAGATAATTTTTTTTACCCCGTCTATCTCCAGATCCAGGTCGCTCTTCTTGCTTTCGTTGGCTTTATCTCCATTAGTATTCGTATAGGGGTTTCTAGTCTCAAGGTCTAAAAGGTTTCTTCTCTCAGGGTCTCTTCACAGGGTCCATTTTCAAATCTCGAACTGGTTCCATTCCTGGTCTCTGCTGAAGCGAAATATACTTTGTATATCTCCTGGGAGGTTTTGACTTCTGTAAGTTCAAAAGTCATTCTCATCTTGTTTTATCGTCTTTTTGTTGCTGGAAGGCAGTTTCAGGGACCCAAATACAGGTTCTGAGATATTTTATGGTAAAATGACTTCTTAAAAATGATCAAAAATGGTTGTTCAAAAGTCCATAAAAAGATCAAATAAGGTAGGATCCCAGATCCATGATTTGACAAATGACATTGACTTCTCGACATTATATTGTCTTTTGTCAAATGTGATATTATATGACACTTTGACTTTTGACTCCAGAATGACCCAGAAAACCCCCTGAAAACACAAAGTTTGCCAAGGGAGCACAATCATTATTTATCATACAGGATAATGAATATGACTTTTTCGTGTATTTGTCAGTAGACCCTAAAAATGATCATTTTGGTCGTTTTAGAGTTCAAAAGGTCAAATTTTGATCATTTTAAAAAGTCAAAAGTCAGTAAATGACTTTGGTGTCTCAATAGAAATATGATAAAGGTCAGAAAGTTTGCCAAGTGGACCAAACCATTTTTTGGTTCACTTCAAAAGTCATTTTTGGTTCCTTTGACAAGACTTTGAGGATGGGTTGCTGGGAATGGAATTAGAAGAAAGAAAACCCGATCTATGATCTAAGATCCAGGTTGGCTTCCAGACTTCTATAGAAATGGAAATCTCGAGAAAAAGTTGTGTCCCATTATTAGCAGGAATTATTTCTTGGAGCCTCTTGAATTGAACTGACTTTAAAATACATTGATCTACCTATTGCCCTGGTATGATCATCGCTAACTTCCTACCAAAAAGAAACAAAAACCCTATTGCTAGGATCTTTGTTGGTTTATTAACCGACTTTATTATCTTCTTCTGCTTGCAGGTATTGTTTCTCATCAACAAACCCACATGCAGCACAAACCCCACCGAACATATCATGCTCGCAGGTTTCCTGGTCTTTAAGTTCCTGTTCGGTAAAGGTGACAGGTTCGTTTGGAGAAGTTCCACCAAACCCCATACACAAATCAAGTTCAGGGTGGTGCAAGCCCGGCATATCATCGCATGCACACACTTTGAGATTGGTAGCCATTTGATCTCCCTTTGTGGTTACCCTGGTTTGGGTAGCGGGCCCACAATAGCGCATGGTTTACTTCTATTGTCATTTTAATTTCCTTTTAATTTCTATTCAATGATCTAAGAACTAATATCCATGGACAAAGATCTAAGATCTTATTAAGAAAGACATTATAAAAATGAATTTAATTAAGTTCTTTGTGGTACACTGTATTTACAGGTAAGCAATTGAGCTTGCCCTATACCTTGGAGAATACAATGTCAACCCGCGCTACAGTGCATTTCGTGGATGAGAATAATGTGGTCAATGCCATTATTTATGTGCATAGCGATGGTTATCCGGAAGGACTTGGAAAGGAGATTGAAGTTTTTCTTAATGAAAAGGTCAAATATGCCCCAAACGAGCTTAGGTTCGACGATACTTCATACCTCGCCGCGCATTTTTTGTGTTGGAAAATGAAACAATTTTCAAAGGCATATGCAACTCCGGAGAACAAAAAACATTGGGAGTTGAATATGATTGGTGTCGCACCGGTGACAACAGACCCTGGCGACATTGAATACCGTTATATTGTGAAGTGCCATTCGTATACTGAAAAACCTATTGTTGTTTGTCAAGAATGTTGAAATTGAAATAACACCTAGAGTATTTCCTCTCTAGGTTGGTTTTAGCAATTATGATCTAAGATCAGTTTACTTTTCCTAAAGAAAAAAGGGCCCCCTTGGAAAGACCCTTCTTCCTTTATTCCATCTCCATTGGTCTTACTTATTTTCTTTCACTTACTGTACTGCACGAGAAACACGAACGTCATTCCTCCAACATTTTCGTAGATTGTGGCAGTTTCAAAGTCTTTCTTATTCAAAAGCGAAACACTCAGTTGGTGAGCGGTCTTTGGCGAAGGAGCGAAGAATTCTTGTTCCTTTTCATTGTTCCTTGCGGCAACCACCTTGAAAGCCTTGATTTCAGACTTTGGAGTTTTTTGTGACGTCCACATATTGTCTCTCCCTGGCTGGGTTGTAGTGGTTTATTCCCCAGCCTTGCAATAACCATTGTACCATGAAGAAGTTAATTATTGTCAGTTTAATTTCAATGTAATAATTCACTGTTGTTTCTGTTCTAGGAATCCTGACAAATTTTACGATTCATTATTAGCGGTTTCGTTTTTACTCCCTTGAGTGTGCTCTGGTTACTTTGGGGGTATTGTGATCAAACTTCTCGTCTCCTGATTCGGCTTATGACGTCGTTTCGTTAGGTGATCAATAGTAGCGCATGCCTGGAGTATAATCTAAGATCAGGGACGAATCTGTGATCATAAGAAAGAATTCAGTAATCACTCTCAGATCTAAGATCAATGAGCGAAATGCGAATTCCCCTCTCAGGAATGATCTTAGAATACAAATCTCGAGAAAATTCGGTCGCGCATTATAAGCAAAAGAAATAATGTCTAAGGAGCCGAAAAACCGATCTTACCTACATGGCGCGAAAAAGAACCAAAAGGTGTTCGATTTGGCACGCAACGTGCTAAGTGCAAGGCCCATGCCGGGCCCGTTGGCACGGTTGCTGCTATATATGCAAGCAGCGCGCCAACTATAAACCCAAACACTAAGGGGGTTGGCATGGTTGTTGCTATATAGCATGGGGTGCGCCACCTAATTGCGTGGCATGATCCCTGCTAGTGCGGATCTGCTATAGCACCCCAACCCTACAGATCACATTAAAGGATCTGTCTAATGCCTTGGATCTAAAGAGCTATTGGGGTGCAAGGGATGATCTGGGGTGCCATAGTGATCCCTGTTTTCCCTTTAGATCCGGGGTGCTAGCTTTATGCTTGCCATGGGGTGCTTTTGGGTCCATAGTGGGATCACAAACCGGGCGGAAAAAACCCGCTCCCCACCAAAGGCACCCCACATGGCTACCACCCTTGATCGTACTGTGACACTGCATAAGGTGACGGATAGCATGATCATGGTGGATGGGCCCACGGTGGTTGTTGGGGAGCACACGCGCCAGATCAACCGCATTGCCGCTAACACTGGCGTGCATAGCACCCCCCGCACCCCGGCGGATTGGAGCATAAGCGCGGCAGACCTTGCCGCTATGGATCAGCCCACGTATGACGTGTGGGCTGATCTTGTGCGGTTGCTTTAAGCACCCCATGCAGATATAATGGGTTTACGGTCATGGCGCGGACCTAGCGCGTCACCCACCAAAGCATCCCAAGGGTAGCGGGGTGCTAACCGCCGGGCTTCCCGGCAGAAACGAGCTTCACCATGGCACGCATCACTAGCAGCAACGTCCAGGCTCAAATCGCGGTTCGCGGTATGGACGCTTTCACCGCTCCCTTTGTGGGGGAGCGCGGGATCACTCTGGCCTTTGACGGTAAGACGCGCACCCCCCGTCAGGGTGTGGTGCCCGAGGGGGCCGCCACCATGTTGGACACCTTGATCAGTGTGGGGTGCAAGTTTGTGGTCAAGGGTCACGGGGTGCGCGTGATCCAGGGGGGCGCCAGTCCCTTTTTCCTTGAGGCCAACGGGATGACGGATCCGGCGGGCGTCACCCTCTACGTGTATGGCGGCAATGCCACCCCGGACAAGCCTGCCAAGATCCTGGGGTTGCTGGATCAGGCCGGGGTGCGTGTGGCCTCCCACCGGGCGGAAAGCAAGGGGGGGCTGTATGTGACCCTTCCGGCGGATGTGACGGCGGACGAGTGCGGCGCCGCACTGGGGTGCTTGGCGCCCCTGGGTAGCACTGGCCTGGGGGACGGCGCCAAGGATCTGCCGGGGTGGGGTGCGGCATGCGATCTGCCGGGATCCATTGTGATGCCGGAGCCCAAGCCTGCCAAGGAACCCAAGCCCGCCAAGGCACCCCGCAAGGGCAAGGCAAAGGATGCCGCCAAGGCAGATGTCCCGGCGGCGTGAGCTAGGGCTAGCACCCCATCCCTCCCTTGGCCGCACGGTAGGGGGCACCCCAAGGCAACGAGGTGGATCTGGGGTGGGGTGCTAGTGGCAGGGCAAGTGTTGGGCCAACGCATTTATTGCCGGGTTAGGGCGCAAAAAAAGTGCCCGGCAATAAATGCGTTTTTTTTTGGGGCAGGGTGTAGGACCCCCACCGGGTGTTTAGAATTGAACCGCATGTTTTAGAATTGAACTCTTATGAGTTTAGACAATTCCTGTGAATCCTACGAAATTTACTTCCAGCTTGGTTCAGCCTGCGAGTGGCTTGGTGGGGTATACAGAAACAAAAAGTGCCCCGTTAAGATCTTCCCTTGACTTTATCAAGTTCCTCATCAGAAAAAATTCCGGCCCTATGTTTAGACGATTTTTTGGTATCCACTCCCTGAAAGGAAGATCTATTCCCCTGCCAGGAAAAGACAGAACAGACAGAGACAAAAAAGCGATATATTTTCTTTACTCTGCGGAGGGGGATGTGGGGGTATTAAAGAAAAGACAAAATACTTTTACTTATTGGATTCTTTATTCCTGCACTGCCCTGAAAGGAACTTCCCTAGAACCCTTTACATTTCCTTAAGAGGCCCTGAGAGTGCCCTGTGAGGAAACACCGTTGAAGACCGTACGGGGAAAATTTTAAAAAGAATACCCAAACCACAAACCCAAGTGCCACAGGTTTGCAGAAGAGTATTTAGGCTTTATGAGAGGCTGTAGGATGCGTGTTTGGTAGGCAAGGCATATACAAGGGTGGGTTGTGCCTAACCTGCATCTGGAGGGCAATGGAAGAGTTCTGTTAGTAGGATACTAGAAATAAAAGATATGCCATACAAAAGAGTCAATGGGAGTATCAAGAACAACAGTTCCAAGATATTTCATGAATTCTATATCTTCAGTAATTTGTTCACCAGTTCCAATAATTTTAAAAGTATAAAATCGCTCAATTGTGTTCTCATCAACAATTGCCC